ATGAAGGTATTATTGTCGATTAATCCTGAGCACGTGGAAAACATATTCAGGGGTGTTAAAACATTCGAATTCCGGCGAAAAGTTTTTGCTCGGAAGGATGTCCGTACTGTTGTCGTTTATTGTACAATGCCTGTGGGCAGGATTGTTGGTGAATTTGACATTGATACTATACTGGAGGATGCTCCTGATGAAATTTGGGAAAAGACGCAGTTTGGTTCCGGAATTACAAAAGATTTTTTTGATCAATACTTTTCCGAGCGGAAGGTGGCCTATGCATTAAAAATTGGTGAGGTTAGGGAATACAAGGAATACATAGATCCGAAAGAAGTTCTCGACAATTTTAGTCCACCTCAGTCGTACATGTATATGAAGGAGGAGAGACGAAAACTGGATTGTAGTGATCAACTGGAGTTTTGGTGATGTCCAAAACGCGACTTGTAATCGTTTTTGGAGTATCTGGAGCAGGTAAAACTACCGCATGTGCAGAATATGTAAGTTGCAGCAGGGGCGTCGTCCACTTTTCTGCTAGTGCGCTTATGAAGCGGCATCGTAAAACTGCAGGAGCGCGTTCCATCAATGAGGTGATGCAAGATCAGCATCTTCTTGTTGAGCTGGTGCATGCTGCTAGATCAGGCGCTTCTGCATCACTCATGCTTCTGGATGCGCACAGCCTGATCGTCGTCGCGGGAATAGAATTTATCATTCCGGCCGATATCATAAGGGATATGAAGCCAGATGGCCTTATTTTTGTCAAAGCTGAAGGAGAGTTAATTTTTCAACGGCGCGTTGCTAGAGGAGATGCAAAAACTGATCTTCCATTGGAAATTGAGATCTCACAGGATAAGGCATTAAAGGCGGCAAAAAATTATGCGGATCAGCTCTCTTGCCCGCTTCTGATCGTTGATGGAGCTCAAGGTATTGATTTGGGTGAAGCTATAAAGGAGTTATTATGAACCGGCTGTAGAATCTTACTCCGCTTACCTTTTGAAAAAACTGCATTATTATAACCTATCTCCTGCTTTCCGGGCACGTAGAGGCCATTTTCCACCCCGGTGAGCTTGAATCCGTACCAGTTAAATATTTTTTCAAACGCGGAAAGCTTGCTAGCGCTGACGGTAAGTCCGGGTTGGTCATCATCTAGCCACTTTAGAAGGCCGTCAAAAACTCTCAGGCCCAGCCCTCTCCCCGCGTGGTGGGGCGCTACGCGAACCGTACAAATCTTTCGCTCAATGCCATCGTTTTTTGCTATGCCGACCGCTACCAAACTGCCTTCACGGTGTATGGGAAGTAAAAATCGCGTTCCCTCTCGAAGGCCCGGTACTACTTTATTAATGTACCAATTTTCTATATCGGGATAATCCTCCGATAAAATGCTGATAAAAGATAAGGCTTCCTGCTCGAGGCTCGTCAACGACAGGCTCCACACGGTCTGAGTGCTCACCTTCAACGGCACCATTGATGTCGTATCTTTTATCAAAACCATTCGCGGGATATTCCTAATGTTTCGAGTAAACGGGTGATGTTGCGTTTTGGTCTATATTAGCCCTAAACGCATTTCAAAGCCATTCCTGAACGGCTGCCGCTGCTAAATTGCCGAGCAATCCGAAAAAAAATGCGATAGCCAAGTAAGTCACCAATATTTTCCTGCCGCTTCTACGAGTGTGAAGCTTAACGAATGATGAAAAGTCGGTTACTCCATGTCCATTTCCCCCTTCTTTCTTCCAGTGGTAAACTACCATCCCCCCTGGAATGCCGCTGGGTACGTAATTATCCCAAGGATCATGTTCGAGAAGTCTGTTCTTGTGCCATTGTATACTGCTGGCGGCGAGTTCGGAATGTACTGGCAATGCAGTAAGAAACGCTAAAAGGCTAATTTTTACTTTATTGTCTTTCTCATCCGATCGAATCCTGTTTTCAATTTGCGGTGGGAGTGTGCGGATCTCATTAAAGCGAAAGTCTATGTATTCTATTTCTTCGAATCCGCTTTGGAAGTTACGGTCGATCGGCCTAAGTACCTGAATGAACGAGTTAGCCTCTCCGGTCGGCAGATAAATTCTTAGCCTAAAATAGATACGTTCATTTGCTTTAATCTCATGGCTAACGGACTCAATAGCTGCCTTTTTGATTGATAGAAGCGTTCCTTCTGGGAGTTTTTCCAAAAACAAATGAGAGGGGTCCAGGCGGTCATCCTGCTTGATGAACTTGTGCACGCGACAAAATAGGTTTTCGCTATTTTTAAGTTCAATGCGTGCTGGTGGTGGTGTCGTTGCGCACTGAAGTTTTTCGTTAAATATGCCCTGTGCGACCGATGTCTGGTCTAATTGCGCGCCCGCATCCTGAATTGAATCTATCTCCACCTTTACAGGTAAATATACGCATATTTGTCGTAAAGGCTTTGGGTTTGTTACTAAAAGGCCAATCTCCAAAAAATCTCTAGGTGGATGGTTGTCACGACCTTTGAAATCCCTGTCTCCAGCTATACGCCAAAAATTAAAATGAGTTTCCATAGACGTTTTGGTTACATCGCCATCCGAGATGCACCAAACTGCCATGCTGCCTGCTTTTTTTTGCAGCTTGTTATTGCGTTTACCCACTCCTGTCTTCCCCGTCCTATCCGAATCTTAAGGTGCAATTATAGATAAATTTCAACCAAATGCATACAATAATGACTTTTCAATTTTGGGGAATAGGATTGGGAGATTTCGAGAAAAATATTCATTTCTTCGCTGTTATGAAGGTTCGAATGCGATCCTTGAATAAATATTAATCAGACTGGAAAACGTCCCATATTTAAAAAAGAAAATTCATGCCGGGGTTTGATAGACTTTGTTTGTTAATGGCGTATTTTTGTAAAAACTCTCACTTTTAATTTTGCTTTCTGAATTTAAAAAATATCGCGAACCGATTTTTTCCTCCCGTTGAGCATTTTATTAAGGCGGATGCCCCACAAAAATAACCCGGCCCACCACGGCCAGATCCTCCACCCGGTTCGCGTCAAATGTCTCGACCGGGTATTTTCCTGCGGTGTTGTCTGAGATCAGCTCCAGCCTGCCGTCCATGCGCCAGTTGGCGCGTTTGACCAGGACGGTGTTGCCGACGTTGAAGACGTAGATGCGGCCGTGGTCGACGGTGGTCTGGCTGGCGTCGACGATGAGCAGGGAGTTGTCCGGGATCGAGGGCAGCATGCTGTCGCCCGTGGACCACATGAGGAAGCAGTGGTCGGGGGAGCCTCCGAGATCTCTCAGGAACTTGCGTTCAAATGCGGTTTCGCTGGTGGGCATCTGGTGGATTGCGATCAGCCCGTTTCCGGCCGAGGCGCGGACATCGTATTCCGGCATCAGCACCAGATCGTGCTTCGATTCCCTCAACTGCTCAGCGCTGGGGGGGCTTATGAACATCTCACCCTGGCCGGTAAATAACCAATTGAGATTTACGTTCTTTTCGCGTTGTAAGGTGGCGAGAAACGACCAGTCGGGCGACCTGTCCCCACGTTCGTAATTCCCCAGCGTACCATCATTCACGCCAATGCTTTCGGCGAATTCACGGCGATCCATACCCTTCCGGATCTGCGCCAGCCGCGCTCCGACGCCATTAGCTATTTTTGCAGGTCTTCCCATCAATAAACCATCGAATGGGGTTTACTAAATCCCAAACGATGATATTCTCCTCTATAAATACAGACCAAATCACCCATGAAAAAGGAGGCCGGTCAGGGCCTCCCCGTTCACAACGAGGACCTACTATGCACCGTGCCCGTATTGCGGACAAGGCAGCGAAACTGCGCCTTGATGAGATAAATCGCATAAAGGCCAAACTTAATCTGGCCGGTCTCACCTTACTGGCGATCGACCGGGAATATGGGCTGCCGCGCGGCACGGCTGGAAACACGTTGCAGCAGGCGAACCTCGCCGGTGAACGCGCCATTGCAGCCGCTTTGAAAACCCGTCCGCATCTTTTGTGGCGCAGCCGTTACCATCCGAGTGGCGAGCGGCGCGCACCGCAACCGGCGGAGAATTATCGCCGGCCTCCCAGTATGCTTGATCGGCGTCAGAAGCATGAAACCGATGGCTCTATGGAGGCTGCGTGATGGCCCCGCCATTCAAATTCGACCCCGATTTTCTCGACACGTTGATCGATGCGATCAACATGCACCGTAGTGAACTGTCGGCGGAAAAAGGCAAGCGGTTGGTTTCCGCGCTTAAATCCCGCTTGAGCAAGGACCTTCTGGAGGAGCATGCGGAACGCTCTCTGATCGATGCCTATAGTGTCGCCCGCCGCCGGCTTTCCGTCGAGCAGGCAGATGCTGCGATTGAGCGGGCAGAGCGCCGGATCACTCGTCTCAAGCTTTATCGCCGCCGTCTGGCGCTTTCGGCACAAGAGTTGGCCGAAATCTTTCGGTCTGCGCAGGCTCGTGCCGAGGAAGAGGGGCAGGAATGAGCCCCGCCATGATCCGCAACATCCTTTGCCGGTCACCGGTTTCGTTTCTCTCTATCAACGCGTCGTCAATGCGCGGCAGCGCCTTGCGAAAGCCCTCGATTGAGAACCCGGGAAGAAGAACGTCGAGCGTTATCAGCAGATGCCTGATGATCCTCTCCTGTGCTGCCAGCATTTCCTTGATCGTCGGGTCCTCCACGTCCGGCAGTTCCTCGTCAGTGTGGCAGCCGGTCCAGTCCTCCATGTGGTGCATCTGGCGCTCAAGTTCGTTCAGTCTCAGCTCATTTAGGCGGCTCGCCTTCCTGCACCCTCGTCTGATCATCGTCGCACTCCGTCATTTAAAGCTGGAGCCAGTTTTCCCGCAAAGAAAGCCCCCGTTCCGGCTGTCCAGTCCTGCTGTCCGCGCCGCACACCAAGAATTCTCGAAACATCCGAGTCCCGCAATGACAAATCAACAATCCAGAATTGTCATCCAAATCCGGCTTCTGACGGTACTGAAGAGGATGAAGCCATGCTGAACCTGTACTCCCAGGCGTCCCTGCATGACGGTGTCTTTCATGCCTGCGTGATGGCGGTGCGGGACGGTTTTCCGCATCTGACGGCCCAGGCGATCATCGATCCGCCGCATGAATGGTTCGATGCGGCGCTGGCGCGGCAGGTGGTCATTCACCTGATGGTTCGGGTGTTTCTGATCCCCAAGCGCCGCGTGGTGGAGCAGCAGGAGCGTTCCCGCGAGGCCGTCAACCGGGCGCTTCGAACCATAGATCAGCGCCTGAACACCCCCAGATTTGAAACCCATTACTGCAGGATTGCGGCTGCGGCCCGCGCCTCGCTGACTGCCCGCATGGAGGACGCCGCCTGATGGCCGAGTTCAAAACCATTCCTATCGATCAGATCGTGGTTCCGGAGCGCCTGCGGGCGGTGGAGGAAGATCACGCGCTGGCCATTGCCCAGAGCATTGTCGAACACGGTCTGCTCAACCCGATCACCGTTCGCAGCACGCCTGCGGCCAAGGGCGGCAATTATACGCTTGTGGCCGGAGCGCATCGTCTCCGGGCCATGGTGCTGAATGACGAGAGCACGATTGAGGCCATGGTGGTGGAGGCCGACAAGGCCGAGGCGCAATTGCTGGAGATCACCGAGAACCTGTTTCGCAACGAGCTTTCGGTGATCGACCGGGCGATTTTCGTGCAGAGCTACCGCGATGTGTGGGAGCAGAAGTATGGGAAAATCACTCCCGGCGGTGACCAAAAATCAAAGCGACAAGTTGTCGCTTTGGTCGGCAACAGAGCAAATCTGGCGCTTTTGTTTCAAGAGGAGGCTGGGCAAGGCTTCTCTGAACATGTTGCCGAACGCCTTGGCTTTTCAAAGCGGTCCGTAGAGCGTCTTAACCGGATTGCGCAGAGCTTATCTCCCGGTCTCCGCAAGGCGCTTCGCGGCACGCCTGCCGCCGATAACCAGTCCTTGCTGCTCAAGCTCGCCAAGGCTGGCCCCAGCAAGCAGGCGGGTATTCTGGCCGGGCTGGAGAAGGAGCCGGATATCAAGAAGGTTCTGGCCTGGGCGAAAGACCCTGCGCCGCCGATCTCGGATGCCGACAAGCAGGCGATCTTCCTTCACCAGTTGAAGACGGCCTGGAAAGGGGCCGATGAGGCGACGCGCCAGCGGTTCCTGCAGTCCATCGGGCTGGCAGACGATGTGCAAGAGGCTGCCCAATGAGCAAGCCCGATCCTTCCCAACTCGACTTTTTCGCCCAGCCGGTCTTTCCGGTGCGCGACGGCGCAAAGCAGGTCGATATCGACCGCTACCGCGCCAAGATCAAACGGGCGATGGCGCGCGCCATCCGCGAATGCGACCATGACCGGCCGACCATCGCCGCCCGCATGGCGCAATATCTCGGCCTGCCGAATATCAGCAAGGCCACGCTGGACGCCTACACCGCCGAAAGCCGCAATGGCCACGATGTGACGCTGATCCGTTTCACCGCTTTCGTGCATGCCACCGGGGCGCTCTGGCTTTGGGATGAGGTGGCCTCCGTGCAGGGCGTGACCGTGTTGATCGGTGACGAGGCGCGGCTGGCCGAGATTTCCCGGCTGCGGCAGGAGCGCAAACGGATCGAGGCGGAAATCCGCCGCCAGAGCGCCCGCCCGGTGACGCTGGTTCCGAGGGGGCGGTCATGAAGGAGTGGTTTTCGCTGGCCGAGCTTGCGGAACTGAACCTGCCGGGGTTGCCGGGCAATGCTGCAAGCCTGCATCGTCTCGCCGTCAACCAGAATTGGCGCCACCATCCCGGTCTGGCGCGGCAGGTGAAAGGCACGACCAAGAAGATCTGGGAATATCATGTTTCGCTGCTGCCGCATTCGGCGCGGACACGGCTGACCATTGCCTCCGGATCGCAAACGCCCGAGCAGTGGCAGGCGATGATGGCGCGCAAAAACCGCATTTGGGCACGGTTTGAAAGGCTTTCAAACGAGCATCGAGCGATCTGTAAAACCCGTTTCGAGGTGCTTTGCCGGGTGGAAGCGCTGGCGGCCCAGCCGGGTGTCAGCCGCGCGGCTGCCATTGCCATTGCAACGGCCGATGCCGGTGTTCAGAAGTCTGCCTATTATGCCTGGAAGGCGCTGACGAAGGATCTCAGCCGGGAGGACTGGCTGGCCGCGCTTGCGCCATCGCTGTCGCCCAGCTTTACGATCATGCCGGAGATGGCCGATATCCATCCCGAGGCCTGGATTTTCCTGAAATCCGATTACCTGCGGCCGGAAAGGCCCGCCTTTGCCGCCTGCTATCGGCGGATGATGAAGGTTGCCAAGCGGGAAAACTGGTCGCCGATCCCCTCCGAACGGTCGCTGCGCCGCCGTTTCGACCGCGAAGTCGGCAAGGCGGTCACGCTTTTGAAGCGCGAGGGCAGGGACAAGGCAAAGGCGCTCTATCCTGCCCAGCGCCGCAGCCGTGCGGATCTGCATGCCATGCAGATGGTCAACATGGACGGCCACAAGATCGATGTGTTCGTTTCGGTGCCCTGGGCGAAGAAGCCGGTGCGGTTTTTCCTGATCGGTATTCAGGATCTCTATTCCGGCAAGATTGTCGCCTGGCGGCTTTCCGAATCCGAAACCTGGGAAGCGGTGCGGCTGGTGATCGGCGATATGGTCGAGACCTTCGGCATTCCCGAAGACATCTATATCGACAACGGCAAGGCCTTTGCCAGCAAGTGGATCACCGGCGGTACGGTCAACCGGTTTCGCTTCAAGGTGAAGCCGGAAGATCCGCGCGGTCTGCTGACGACGCTCGGGATCGAGGTGCACTGGACCCGGCCTTATTCCGGCCAGTCCAAACCCATTGAGCGCGCCTGGCGGGATCTGGCGGAAAACATCTCCAAGCATCCCTTCTGCGCCGGGGCCTATACCGGCAACAAGCCGGATGCCAAGCCGGAAAACTATATGGAGCGGGCCATTCCGCTCGAAGATTTCCGGGCGCATGTCGCCGCGCAGATCGTCGAACACAATGCGCAGGAGGGGCGGCGGGCCGAAAACTGCAAGGGCCGCAGCTTCGACGAGACCTTTGCCGCCTCCATGGCCGCGCCGACCACCATCGTCCGGGTGCCGTCCAGGGCGCAGGCCTCGCTTTGGCTTCTCGCCTCCGAGGCGATCAAGACCCAGAAATCGAATGGCGGGGTGCATTTCCAGGGCAATCGATACTGGCATCCGGCGCTGAACGAATGGGCCGGAAAGCAGGTGATCATCCGCTTCGATCCCGATGCGCTGCACAAGCCGATCAAGGTCTATGACCTGAAGAACCGGCTGATCTGCGAAGCAGGCTGCCTGGACGATGCAGGCTTCAGCAACAGGGACGATGCCCGTTCGCATGCGCGGCTTGCCAAGGCGCACCAGAAGGCGGTGGCCGCCAAGGCCGAGGCGGAAGCGGCACTCACGGCCCAGCAGCTTGGCGAGATCTATTACAAGGGATTGAAGCCGAAGCCGGTGGACGCGCCGGAGATCATCCGGCCTGCGGTGACGCGGTTGATTACCCGCACCCAGCAGGTGGAAGCGCCTGTCGAGGCAATTTCCGATCAGCATTTCGAAGACAGTTTTTCCCGCGCGCTGGGCCTGATCCAGGGCGGCGGGATCATTGAATTCCCGCGAGGGAATAGCCTGGCGTCGCGTGTTGCAGACGCCGGAAACAACGAGCCGAAAAGTAAAGCGTACGGTTCCGGAAAAAAGAAGGGCAGTCCGAAGACTGCCCGATAACAGGCCCGAATGGGCACTTTGACGGAGCTATAGTTAGATGAACAAACATGTTTTCACAAGCCCATCGCCCGGCCATTATCAGGCCTCATCGTGGGAGCGGCCCCTGCAGGCCCCGGAGGTCTCGGCAAACAAGAGCGAGGCCGATATCGCCAAATGGGGGGAACTGGTCGACCGGGTGATTGCCGTTGCCCGCCAGTATCGCTGGTCGAAGGCGGAGGTGACCCGCCGGGCCGGGATGAAGGACGCGACCTTCCATCAATGGTTTTCGGGGCGCTACGAGGGGCGTCTCGATAACCACAACGCCATCATCGAGCAATGGCTGGATGCTTTGGAGGCTGCGGCAAGCGTGGCCGCGATCATCCCGCAATCGCCTGCCTTCATGCCGCTGCGCGCCTCGACCGAGGTGGTGGAAACGCTGGCCTGGGCGCAGATCTGCCCCGATCTGGTTATGATCACGCTGGGCGCGGGCATGGGCAAGACGGCGGCCTGCGAATATTTCGCCAACACCCGCCCGCATGTCTATCACGCCACCGTTTCGGAAAGCACCAAGACCGTGCACGGCATGCTCACCGAGCTCGCCGAACAATTGGGGGTGCAGGAGAACAATCCCGCCAGGCTGGCACGCGCCATCGGCGGCAAGGTGAAGCGTACCGGCGAAGGGACGCTGCTGATTGTCGATGAGGGCCAGCATTTGAACGACGAGGCGCTCAACCAGCTTCGCCATTTCGTCGATGTTTACAAATGCGGGGTGGCGGTGGTCGGCAACTCCGAGGTTTACAGCCGTTTTACCCGAGGCAGGCAGGGGCCTTCCTATGCCCAGCTGAAGAGCCGGATCGGCAAGCGTCTCCAGCGGGTTCAGCCCTATCCGGAGGATCTGGAGACCTATATCGCCGCCTGGGAGGTGAGCGAGCCTTCCTGCGTCAAGTTTCTGATGGGCATCGGCATGAAGGGCGGGGCCTTTCGCCAGATCGAGAAAACCGTTCGCATGGCGCGGATGGTGGCAACGGGCGAGGGGGCCGAGGTCAGCCTCAAATACCTTCAGGCCGCCTGGAAAAACCGCGATGTGGAGGACATGGCATGATCAGCCTCCAGAGGGAACTTCACGCCGCCGCCAGACGCATCCGCCAGATGGGCGAGCAGCCGGTAATCGAGGAAAACGTGCTCGATCGCGAGGCCGATCTGCTCGACGGGCTCGCCAGGCTTGCCCGGAATATGGAGCAGGAACTGGCGGTGCATCGGCTGACAGAAGCCGGCAAGGCCGGGCGGCAGATTGTCGATGCCCTTGCCAGCGAGCAGTTTGCGGATCTCGCCAAGGATGCCGATGCCAAGATCATCCGCCCGGATTTTGGAGGCCGCTCATGAACTGCGCTCCTCTTCCTTCCGATCTGATCAACGCCATTTGCCAGCGGCTGCGTGAGTTCGAGCAGACCGGCCTGCAACTGGCTCCCGCCCATGTCTCCCGGCTTTTGACCAATCTCCGGACCGTTCGCGAACTGTCGCGGGAGATGGAAGACGATATCCGCATCCTGGAGCGTCGCCTTCAGGAGGCCGGTGCGCAGGGCACGGGCGGGCGCAAGCCGGGGCCGGTCATCGATATCTCTGCTGGAAATGTGGTCCGCTTTCCGACCCGCATGCGCGCCGTCACGCCCCATGACAGCGGACCTTATGACGGTGGAGACGCGGCATGAAAAAGCTCGTCGTTCCCGTGGAGATCCCGGTCGATCAACTGGCCGATGCCGTCGGTCCGCTGGTGATCAGGGCTCTGCGGGCGGCGGAACGCGAGGAAGAGGCGGCCGCTCTGCACCGCCCTCCCATGCAGGCTTTGACGCAAGCAGCCCGCGCGCTTTGGCACGCGCTGAACAGGTACGAAACCAGCCAGGGAACGCGGGATGAAAAGCGTGCGCTGAACGCGCTCCTGGCCGCCTCGAAAGGCGTTCGAAACGCCATCAGAACCATCAAGGATTAGCGACATGGAAGCCATCATTCTCGAAGAGCCCCGCAGCGACGGGATCACCTTCATCAACGGCCGTCCCTTTATGGAGGATGCGAAGGGCAATCTTCTGCCGACCGCCAATATCAAGCCGGAAGACAAATTGCAGGATGAAACCGTCCGCAAGATCATGAAATACGCCATGGAGCTTTCGGCGCAGGTCGCTCGGTTTCGCGGTCATACCGTTGCCGATCTCGGCGCATTCGATGCGCTGCTCGCCCAGGAATACGGGGCAAAGATCGGCGGCCAGAAGGGCAACCGTACCTATCAGACCGTCGACGGCAAGATGAAGGTGGTGGTGCAGGTCTCAGACCAGATCAGCTTCGGGCCGCAATTGCAGATCGCCAAGGGGCTGATCGACGAATGCCTGACGGAATGGTCGGCGGAAAGCCGCCCGGAGATCCAGGCCATCGTCACCCGCGCCTTCAACACCGACAAGGAAGGCCAGATCAACAAGTCCGAACTGTTCATGCTGCTGCGCCTCGACATTGCGGACGAGCGCTGGAAGCGGGCGATGGAGGCGATCCGCAATTCGATCACCGTCACGGGCTCCAAGGAATATGTGCGCTTCTACACCCGCCAGAGCGCTGCCGATGCCTGGCAGGCCGTGACCATCGATATGGCAAAGGCGTGAGGAGAAGCGCGATGACCGATCTTTACGCCATGCTGAAAACAAGGAAGGCCTGCCCCGTCTGCGGGCAGGCCGCCATGCCGGTCAACGCCCGGCAGGAGCAGATGAAGTTGGTACGCTACGAATGCGGCGCGGCCTTCGGGGTGAGCAGCATTCTCAATGTGATCGACGCCAATCAGCCTTGCCCGATGCCGTCGCAGGCGGCAGCCGGGCAGATGATGGTCGAAGCGGATCTGGTGGGGTTGGTATGAGCTTGGTTTTGAACCCGTCCTCGTTTGGGATCCTTGTTCTCAGATATCCGATACGATGCTCAAGAACCGATCTCGATCGAGTAGGTTTCACCCAACTTTTTCAGTCCATCAATCAGTTCGTCCAGCGCTTGATAAGATGCGCATATTGTGGCTGGATAAACTGTAATCTCAAATTCTTTGTCGGCCATTGCATTTCCCCGTCGAATTATTTCGCTGGGATTACAATCTCGTATTGCCTTTGCGGAATTATACAACGTTCCCACTTGATCTTGAACTGCGGTCATTTTTGTCGCTACATTTGCATCAAAAAGATCTATTACATTTTCCCATTCTGTGGCGTCATGCAAAACCATATTTGCTGTTTCAAAGCATATGTGTACTTCCCTTCGATAATCGTTCAACTTCGCGGCAAGGGAAGAATTTTTCTTGATAAGGCGCTCATATATGTCCTTCAATTGCTCACTACTCCCACGATACAATCTCAACGCAGGTATAAGTCGACGTTCGAGTTTCAGCTTGTCAGGTCTCATTTGGAGCTGAATTTGATCGCGATGGCGTTGCTCAGCCAGGCGATCCGTTTCCTGCATTTGCCTTACAGTGAAATAGGCTGCAGCAACGGCCAATACGCCGGTAATCAGTGTTTGAAAGTCATAAATATAATTTCTTATGCAGCTCTGATCTGCTGTTTCTGGTTTCGATGTCCATCTCCCACAAACTAATTCATGAGTTTCGTGGTAGTTCAGAAGCACAGTTGCGATTATCGCTGTGAAAATTGCGCCCGCGATTGCAGTCCACGGAAACTGCTGTTCTGGATCATTCTTCCTCATGCGTCCCCCGGCCAGCGTTCTAACGAGTCACCACTTGCAACTTTTAGAAGTGTGGAGGTTAACATATGACCTCCTCCATTGCCGCCATTCATGTCGCCAAGAAGCAACTCGGCCTGGACGAGGACACCTACCGCGCCAAGCTCGAAAAGATTACCGGCAAGGCTTCGGTCAAGCTGATGACCGAGGCCGAGCGCCAGGCAGTGCTAACGGTGTTTCGCAAGGAGGGCTTTGGCCCGGCCGGGACGTCCAGGCGCAAGCCGCTTGCGGGCCGGTATGCGAAAAAGCTTCAGGCCTTGTGGATTGCGGGATGGAACCTCGGCGTTGTCGCGAACCGGGACGATCAAGCGCTGATTACCTTCGTCACCCGCCAGACTGGCCTCGACCACGTCCGCTTTCTGCACCATGCCGACGATGCCCGCTCGGCCATCGAAGGCCTGAAGCGCTGGCTGGCGCGCGAGGCTGGCGTCGGCTTCGGCAACACCAATGGCTATGAGTGGCTGTCGAGCGACGGGGCGAAGATTGCCTGGGCGCAGTGGAAGCTCCTTTATCCCGGCTGCAGCCTGATCGTCCGTCAGGGTTTTGACCAGGAGGTGTTGGCGCTTGCTGGTGGCGAGGTCCGGTGGATCGGCGATCTGAAGGCCGGGCACTGGCAGACGGTGATGAACGCGCTCGGCCAGCGCATCCGGGACCGGGGAGGGGCGGGACATGGCTGAAATCCGCGTGCCTGCCCATATCCAGACCTATGTCACGGCCATCGGCATCGAGAAGACCGTGCAGTTCCTGCTGGCCTTTGGTGGCTCCTATGTCTACCTCTCGGAAAATCCGCAGGATCGCTCGCCCGTCGCGCTTGCCATCGGTGCGGCTGCCGCCAGAAAACTGGCCCAGCAGATCGGAGCAGGCGGGTTTCGCTGCCCGACCGGCAAGCCCTTTATCGCCGCACATTTAAAGTATAATAAGGGCTTCACCATCAACGCCATTGCGCGCCAGCTTCATACGACCGATGTCACGGTCCGCGCCTGGCTGAAAGCCGGCGAAAGCACCCAGCTCGACCTTTTCGGCACCTGACCCGCAAACCCTTGTGGCTGTTTTGGTGCGCCCATAACGCGCACAGTCGCTCCCAGCAAAGCCGGTTTTGCCCGGCGTTTTCTCAAGCTGGGACCGATCATGACCAACTGGCCGCAACAGTCTGCCGCTGCCGATTTCTACGGCGCAAATCTCAAAATCACCAAGGGTGTCGCCGGACCTGATCCGGCCTGGGAAAAGGCAAACCTCGTGCTGGTGCCGATCCCGTGGAAGGCGGTTGCCGCCTGGGATGCCTCGCTTACCATCAAATCCTTCCGCGTTCATGCCAAGGTGGCCGAGAGCCTCGGTCGGGTTCTCGGCACTGTCTGGGAGGGTCTCGGACGCTCGCAAAAGGCCGCCGAGGCAAAGAACCTGCAGCTGATCGGCGGCGGCTATAACTGGCGGCAGATGCGCGGCAAGCCCGCCCTTTCCATGCATGCCTATGGCTGCGCCGTCGATATCGACCCGGCCCATAACGGTCTCGGCGATCCCACACCCGACATGGACAGCTGCGTCGTCGCCGCTTTCGAGGCCGAAGGCTGGATCTGGGGCGGCCGCTGGTCGCCGCAGCGCCGCGACGGCATGCATTTCCAGGCGGCAATCGTATGAAGATCAGCCTCAAACGGAAGATCGCTATGACGGCGGTGCTGGCCGGGATCTATCTCGGTGTCTCTATCGTCTCGGGCTTCATCGTCGGTAACGGCCTGCTGCATGTCGTGGCGGGGGCGCTTCTGGCCATCCCCTTCGGCTGGCTGATCCGCGAGACCTGGAGCGACGACTGATGCAAAAGCCGTCCTACACCACCTCGAAACAATGGCTCTGGTGCTCCGGCGCTCTCGCCTGGGCGGTGATCCTGGCGCTGACGCTGTCTGCCTGCCTTGGCTCGACCCAGGCGGTTGCCTTCGGCACCATTGCCGTGCCGAGCATGGTCGGGCTGATCGTGGCGCTGCTCGGCGTGCACCGCGCTTTCGGTTCTCTGGACATGCGGGCGATGACACGCGGCCCGAAGCCCGATCCGCCTTGCATTGATCCTCCCGCCGGAGGTCAGTCATGAGCCGTTATCTCGTCATCGGCCTCGGCATTCTTGCGATTACCGCCGCTATCGTCTGGGGCGCGGTGGCTGCGATCGGCAAGGTCGAGCATCTGGTGGATCAGGCCGCCGCCCTGGCCCGCAGCGAGCGCGACGCCCATTGGCGGGCGGAGATCGAGGCATCGAACGCCGCCACGCAAAAGCAGATTGCCGAAACCCTCAAGCAAACCATGGCCGCCGAGGACGCGGCCCGCGATCAGATCGAGGCCGCCAATCAGCGCGCCGATGCCCTGGAGAAGAAGAATGCGTCTCTGCCGGATGATGGCACTGGTGGCATTGGCCGCGCTCGCGTCCGGCTGCTCAACGCGCGGTGAGGGGCCGGTGATCAGGACCGCCTTTATCGAGCGCGAGGTTCCCGCCTTAGCGAAGATCAGATGTGCCGACCCCGTGCCCCTGCCGGACCGGACGCTTTCCGAGGCCGAGGCCACCCGCTTCTGGGGATCGGACCGCACGGCGCTTCGCACCTGCGAGGCCCGCCGGGCCGCTGCCGTTTCGGGGATGGCGCATGTTCAGTAACGTCCATTTCGAACTGGCCGAGGAGCGGGTGGAGCGGGAGCGCGACGCCAAGGTCGCCGCTGCCCGTGCCGCGCTGAAAAAGCTCGGGGAGATGCAATGTCTCGATTGCGGACTGGCCATCGCCCCGGAGCGGCGGCTTGCCTATCCGGCGGCCAGCCGTTGCCTTGATTGCCAGATCCATGTCGAGCGGGAGGCGATAGGCCGATGATCCTCGATATGACCGCCATCGGCGTCCTGATCTCGCTGGCTCTCAACAGCATCAACCTGCTCACGCAGTTTCGCACCATGCTGTCGACCGGCGAGAAGAAGCTCGAAGAGCGGATGGTGAAAGTGGAAGCGAAGCTCGTCGAATACGACCGGCGCATCCAGTCGCTCGAAAGCGAGCTCAAGCATCTGCCCGATCGCGGCACCACCCACCGTCTGGAACTGTCCATGGCGGAAATCGCCGGGCGTCTCAACACCATCGAAGTCGCCCAGGCAGGGCGATTTTCCGCCATGGAGCAGAAGCTCGCCCCCATCCAGGCCATGGGTGAGCGGCTGAACGAAGTCCTTTTGGAGCAAGCGAAAAATGAACAGCATCGCAGTTGATTACGAGAAACTGACCAGGGAGAAGGCGCGCCTCGTCATCCTTCAGGAACTGGCCAAGCAGCCGAGCGAAAGCCTGTCGTCTGCCTTGCTGTCACCGGCGCTGCGCCTCAACGCGATCTATCAGGATCGGCCCTGGCTCAACCAGCAGATCGAATATCTGCGCAATCTCGGTGCGCTCACCGTGATCGACATCGATGACGAGATCAAACTTGCCACGCTCTCCGATTACGGCAAGCGGCATCTCGACCGGGAAATCACCATTGAGGGCGTTGCCCGCCCGCGCCGTCCGGGGATCTGACCATGGGACGCGGGCGGCTGAGCGGCATTGAACTGTTGCCGGAGGAATGCGGACCGATCGTCGCCTGGGCGGCCGAGGCCTTGCAGGACCGCGACCGGACCCAGACCGATATCTATCAGGAATTCGTCTCCAGGCTTCAGGCGCTCGAACAGGAATATCGCGGCGAGCTGGAAATCCGTATTCCTTCCTTCAGCGCCTTCAACCGCTATTCCGTACGGCTGGCGGAGATGACACGGCGGCTGAACGAGACCCGCGATATCGCCACTGCCATTGCCGGAAAGTTCGATGCGCAGGCAAGCGACGACCTGACCCTGATCGCGGCGGAAGCGATCAAGACACTGATCTTCGAACTTCTGACCGGCAAGGGTGAAGCCGGGATCGATCCGAAAGGTGCCATGGCGCTTGCCAATGCGCTGCGCGCCTCCGCCCAGGCGCAATCGGTTTCCTCCGAGCGCCGCCGCAAGGTCGAGGCCGATTTCAAGCAGAAGGCGGAAAAGGTGTTTGCCACGGTGTCCACCCAGATGGACGCCCAAGGCAAGCCCGACGGGCAGGAGGTGCTGCGCAAGATCCGCGAAGATATTTACGGGATCTTCGAATGAGGCCGTCGCCCGCCGTTCCCCTTTATGGCTATCAGCAGCGCTGGCTGCGCGACCGCTCCCGCTTCAAGCTTGGCATGTTCGCCCGCCAGACCGGCAAGACCTTCACCACCACGCTGGAAACCGTCGATACCTGCTTTGAGGCGGCCGTCTCCGGCAAGCGCGAGCGCTGGGTGGTGCTGTCGCGCGGGGAGCGTCAGGCGCGCGAAGCGATGAACGAGGGGATCAAGGTCCATTGCAAGGCCTATGATCTCGCCTTTCAGGAGGCCGAGTTCGATTGGGAAGGCGAGAGCGGCACCCACAAGGCGCTGGAAGTGACGCTGCCGCATGGCTCGAAGATCACGGCGCTGCCGGCCAATCCCGATACGGCGCGCGGCTTTTCCGCCAATGTGTTTCTGGACGAGTTCGCCTTTCATAAGGACAGCCAGCAGATCTGGCGGGCGCTCTTTCCCGTCATCTCCAAGGGCTGGAGCATTCGCGTCACCTCGACCCCGAACGGTAAGAGCAACAAGTTCTACGAGCTTGCGACCGGACCGGAGAGCGATCCCTGGAGCCGTCATATCGTCGATATCTATCAGGCCGTCCGCGACGGGCTGCCGCGCGACATCGAAGAATTGCGGGCAGGTCTGGCGGATGAGGATAGCTGGGCGCAGGAATTCGAACTGAAATGGCTCGATGAGGCGAGCGCCTGGCTCTCCTACGATCTGATTTCCTCCTGCGAGGACGAGAAGGCCGGTGACCCGGAAGGCTATCAAGGCAATGTCTGCTTTGTCGGACGCGATATCGGCCGGCGTGAAGACCTGCATGTGATCTGGGTCTGGGAGCAGATCGGTGACGTCCTTTGGGAGCGCGAGCGCATCGAGCAGAAGCGCGCCACCTTTGCCGAGATGGACGAGGCCTTTGACGATGTAATGCGGCGCTACCGGGTCGGCCGGGCCTGTATCGACCAGACCGGCATGGGCGAGAAGGTGACCGAAGACGCGCAGCGCCGCTATGGCAGCCGCGTCGAAGGCGTGCTGTTCACCGCGCCCAACAAGCTCGTCATGGCGACACGCGGCAAGGAGCGGTTCGAGGATCGCACCGTGCGTATCCGCCAGGGCGACCAGAAGCTTCGGGCCGATCTGCACAAGCTGCGCAAGGTGGCGTCTGCCACCGGCGCGCCGCGCTTTGTCGCCGAGCGCGATGACGACCATGCCGACCGCACCTGGGCGGCCTTTCTCGGCATCCACGCCGCCGATGGGCTGGTCGGCGAATATGCCTATCAGCCGGCCCCTGCGCCGAAATCCCGATTTTCCGAAAGCCAGACCGCGGATGAGCAGCCCTACCGGATGGCGTCGATGCGTAACAAACGCGGAGGCTATTGATGGCCCAGCTTCTCGACCAGTATGGCAACCCGATCCGCCCAACCCAGATGAAGCAGGAGCAGGCTGCGCCGACCGTGATCGGCGTGCGCCGCCCGGTCGGCAATCATCAGGCTCCGGGTCTTACCCCGCCCAAGCTTGCCCGCATCCTGCGCGAATCGCTCGACGGCGATCCGGAGCGCTATCTGGAACTGGCCGAGGATATGGAGGAGCGCAACGAACACTATGCCGGTGTTCTCGGTGTCCGCAAACGCCAGGTCTCGGGGCTGGAGATTACGGTGGAGGCGGCAAGCGATGCCGCCGACGATGTCGCTGACGCCGATCTCGTCCGCGAGGTTGTCGAGCGTGACGATCTCGAAGACGAGCTTTTCGACATTCTGGATGCGATCGGCAAGGGCTTTTCCGCCACGGAAATCCTCTGGGACACATCGGAAAGCCAGTGGACGGTCGATACTCTCAAATGGCGCGACCCGCGCTGGTTCGTCTTCGATCAGGCCGACAAGGAAACCATCCGGTTGCGCAGCCCGGCAGGCGAGGAGGATCTCTGGCCCGGCAAGTGGATCGTACACCGCGCCAAGATCAAGTCCGGCCTGACGATCCGGGGCGGGCTGGCGCGCTCTGCCGCCTGGGCCTATCTCTTCAAGGCCTTCACCGCGTCCGATTGGGGGATTTTCTGCGAGGCCTACGGTCAGCCCTTGCGGCTCGGCAAATATGGAGAAAATGCCTCCGAGGTTGACAAGGAGGTGCTGCTGCGCGCCGTCAGCAATATTGCCTCGGACTTTGCCGCCACCATTCCCGAAAGCATGGTGATCGAGTTCGTCCAGGCGACCATCACCGGCAGCATCGATCTTTATGAACGCCGCTCCGACTGGCTGGACCGGCAGATCTCCAAGCTGGTGCTGGGCCAGACGGCGACCACCGATGCGCAGGCCGGCGGCTATGCGGTCGGCAAGGTGCATGACGGCGTGCGCGAAGATATCGAGCGCGCCGATGCCCGCCAGCTGGCCGCCACGCTGAACCGCGATCTCGTCATTCCGCTGGTCTCGCTCAATCGCGGCCGGCGCAAGAAATATCCGAAGATCCGCATCGGCCGACCTGACGATATCGACATCGACAGCCTGGTCGGCAATGTCGTCAAGCTGGTGCCGCTCGGGCTTAAGGTCGGCATGTCCACCATGCGCGACCGGATCGGCCTGCCGGACCCCGGCAAGGATGAGGAACTGCTGGCGCCTGCCGCAGCCCCGGAACCGCCGCCCGCCGATCAGGCAAAGGCAAAGCCGCCCGCCATCGCCACCCAGAGCCAGATGGGCTTTGCCGCTCATGACGCCATCGACCTGGCCGCCGCTAGCATCACTGCCGAGAACTGGCAGGAGATGACGCCGCCGGTGGTCGACGGGCTGAGCGAGGCCTTGAGCCAGGCGACGTCCATCGAAGACGTGCAGGCCATCCTGGCGCGGCAGGTCAGTACCATGGGCGTCAATGCCTTTGTCGAGCTTCTGGCGCGTGCGGCTTTTTCGGCGCGGATCGCAGGTGAAGCCGATGAGGCCTTGTCGTGACGGCGACCATTCAGGCGATAAAGCCTGAAGACGCCATCAAGGCGCTGAAGGCGCGCGGTCAAACGCTGGCCCCGTCCTTTTCCTGGCAGGACGTCTATGCCGAGGAACACGCCCGGCAGTTCACGGTCGCCAAGTCTGCCGGTTTCGACATTCTGACCGATCTGTTTGACGGCGTTCAAACGGTTCTGGATGAAGGGATTGCGGTCGAAAAGGCGATCAGGACGATTACGCCGATCCTGCAGGCCAAGGGCTGGTGGGGCGTGCAGCAGGTCACCGATCCGCTGACCGGCAAAACCGGTCCGGCGCAGCTTGGTTCGCCCCGCCGCCTGCAACTGATCTTCGATGCGAACCTCCGGGTGTCTTATGCTGCCGGTCATTGGGCCGCCTTCGAGCGCAACAAGGCGCGCCGTCCCTGGCTGCGCTATGTCTGCGTTCTCGACGGACGCACCCGGCCGGAGCATCGCAAGCGGCACAATCTCTGCCTTCCGGTCGATCATCCCTATTGGGACACCTGGGCACCGCCTTGCGGCTGGAATTGCCGCTGCACCTTGCAGAGCTTGTCGGACCGCGATGTCGATCGCATGCGCGGGCAGTTGACCTTCACGCCGCCGGACGACGATCTGGTGACTTTCACCAACAAGCGCACCGGTGAGGTCCGGATGATCCCGCGCGGCATCGATCCGGGCTGGGACCATAATCCCGGCAACGCCGGATACCGCGCTTTCGATGCGGCCGAGAAGCTGATCGATGCACCGCCGATCCTGGCCGCGCAAGTAAACAAGGACCCGGACTGGCTGGTAAAGCCACTCGGCGATGATTTCGCCCGCTGGTTCGATGCGGCAATGGCCGGCGGCCGGGTCGACCGCTCCATCGTCGTCGTCGGGGCCTTGTCCGAGGAGGTTCTGGCCGCGCTCGCAAGGACGGGCATCGCGCCCGGGAGCGGGGCGATCACGCTCACCCAGCAGACGGCGCTGCATATGCTGCGCGATAGCAAGGCGAGCGCGGGCAGGGGCGTCGACGCCGCCGTGCTGCGACAGCTACCGGCCAATCTCAGCCGTCCGAGGGCGGTGCTGCGCGACAGACGCGACGGTGCGCTTCTTTATGTCTTCGACAGCGGACACGATCCGCGCCTGGCCAAGATCGTCGTGAAGGTCGATTTTGAGACCAAGGCCCGCCCGCCTGGCGGAAAGCCGCAGTCGATCAAAACCAATTCGATCCGCACGGCGGGTCTCGTCGATGCGGTGACGCTTGCCGATCCGTCTGCCTATGAGGTGTTGTCGGGGAAGATTTGATGGCCACCGGGGGGTACGCCACCTTCCCCGTAACAGTGTCGCCGTTGCCAGGACGGGATCACTGAACCGGACCGGCGATTTCCCGGTTGTCGCGGCGGCCATCTCCTCCATCATACGCCGATGAGGCGGGATTTCAACGGGGCGCACAGAAGGCCACAGACGCGCAGCAAGCGTTCGGATGGGCGACGACACCGGCAAGCCCCCAGAAACGCGCCCACGGAGTTTGAAGACGGTTTGAATTCGAAGCCTTGTCTCTCTCCCGCGTCGTGTTATGTCTTGAAGGACCGTCTCATTGCCACCGGGCCTTATCCGCAAACCCTTGTGGCTGTTTTTGCTTAAAGCGCCGGGGCACTCTTGCCCCATGACGAAAAACACCCAAACCCACCCTTCGAGCCTTATCGCCACCCATGCCGTCATGCTGGGCGGTGCCGATGCCGTTTCGCCGGAAGAGGGCAGCACCGGCCACTGGACCCTGCTGATGCCGCTCGGCTCATTTTCCGGCCGTGACGGTCGCGGTCCCTATTCGGTCAACGGCATGGACGGCATGCAGGCGGTGATCGCCGCGACCGCCCAGCGCGCCGGCACCACCGATCTCGTGGTCGATTACGATCACCAGACGCAGTTTTCCGCCGTGCCGGGTGTCGGCGGCCAGGCACCGGCCGCCGGCTGGATCAAGCAACTCGAAGCGCGGCCCGACGGTCTCTACGGCCGGATCGAGTGGACGGAAAAGGCCGTCCAGAGCATCCGCGCCGGGGAATATCGCTACATCTCGCCCGCCTATCACCACGATCCGAGCGGCCGCGTGCTGCGGCTGATTTCGGCGGGGCTCACCAACGTGCCCAATCTCGACCTCGCGGCGGTTGCCGCCAGCGCCCAGCAAACCCGTGCTCAACAGAACCAGGAAAACGATATGAAGACGATTGCCGCCGCCTTGGGGCTTTCCGAGGACGCGGATGAGAGCGCCATTCTCACCGCGATCAACAGTGTCCTGACCGGCAATGCGGCCATTGCCGCTGCCGCCGGGCTTTCCGCCTCCGCCAAGCCGACCGAGATCGTCACGGCGATCCAGTCGGCCCGCAGCGAGGTTGACCCGACGCGCTTCGTGCCGATCGAGCAGGTCACGGCCCTCCAGAACGGTTTGAAGGCCCTTCAAACCAAGATTGAAGGCGAGGAGGCCGAAATCGCCGTCCACCGCGCCATCACCGAAGGCCGTCTGGCACCAGCGCTCAAAAACTGGGGCCTCGACCTTCACAAGAAGGACCCGGCCGCCTTCAAGGCCTTTGCCGACGCTTCTCCGGTTCTGACCGCCACGCAGCGCGCGGGCGTTGCCCCGCCCGGCACGGGCGCGGACACCGATCTGACGAGCGAAGATCTGGCGGTGATGAGCCAGATGGGTCTCAGCAAGGAAACCTTCCTCAAGGCCAAGAAAGGCGGTGACGCATGACGGCGTTGACCATCGACCGCAACACGCCCCAGCGCTCGGGCGATAACCGCAACTTTCCGGTCAAGGGGGCAACGACGCTCTTCGCCGGATCAATGGTGGCGCTCAGCGAAAACGGCTTTCTGGTGCCGGCCAGTACCCTTGCCAATCTGAAGGTCGTCGGCCGCAACGAGCGGCGGATCGTCAATCAGGGCGCGGACGGCGACCAGCGCGCCGATGTCAAGGCTGGCATCTTCCGCTTTGAAAACTCCACCGGCGGTGACGCCATCACCCTGGTCGATATCGGATCGGACTGCTTTGCCGTCGACGATCAGACGGTCGCCAGAACCTCCAATTCCTCCGCGCGTCCCGTGGCCGGCACGATCTTCGATGTCGACGATGACGGCGTGTGGGTCAAATTCTCCTGAGAGGACGTCCATGCTGATTACCCGCCAATCGCTCCAGTCGGCCTATGTCGGCTTCAACGCGGCCTTCCAGGCTGGCCTTGGAATGGCCACCTCGCAGTGGTCGCGGATCGCGACCCTGATTACCTCGACCACCAAGACGCAGGAATATGGCTGGCTCGGCCAGTTTCCGGGCATGCGCGAATGGATCGGCGACCGCGTGGTCAACGGTCTTGCCAGCCACGGCTATACGCTGACCAACAAGTCCTATGAAACGACGATCGGCGTCGACCGTGACGATTTCGAAGACGACAATCTCGGCATCTATGGGCCGATGTTCCAGCAGCTTGGCCAGAACGCAGCGCTCTTTCCCGACCAGCTGGTCTGGGGGCTCCTGAAGAACGGTTTCGGCACGAAGTGCTATGACGGCCAGTATTTCTTCGACACCGATCATCCGGTGCTCGATGCCAAGGGCAACGTCAATTCCGTGGCCAATACCGATGGCGGCAATGGCACGGCCTGGTTCCTGATCGACGATACACGCGCCTTGAAACCGCTGATCTACCAGAGCCGCAAGCCCTTCACCAACCTGATCCGCAAGGACCAGGAGAGCGACGACAACGTCTTCTTCAAGAAGGAATATGTCTACGGTCTCGACGGTCGCTGCCAGGTCGGTTTCGGCTTCTGGCAACAGGCCTGGGGCTCGAAGCAGACGCTCGATGTCACCAGCTACGAGGCGGCCCGCGTCGGTCTCGGCAGCCTGAAGGCCGATTACGGCAATCCGCTTGCTATCAATCCGCGCCTTTTGATCGTGCCGCCGTCGCTGGAAGGGGCGGCCCGCAAGATCGTCGGTAACCAGCTGACCGACAATGGCGGCACCAACCAGTGGTACGGCACGGCCGAGGTGCTGGTTTCGCCCTGGCTTTCCTGATCCGTCATCCCCGCAATGCCTCCCAGGGCAAGGGCCGTCAGCTTCGGCTGGCGGTTCCTGATGCAAGCGCCGGCTTCGACGGCTTTTCCATCAGGAACCGAAAAGGACCCCATCATGGCTTCGAAGAAAGACGAGACCGCCGGCACGGAAAAAAGCTGGCTGGACGAATTCCGGACCGTCACCGAGGACGAATTCAAAAAGCTCTATCCGTTGACCCATGCGCTGATGCGCGCCTGGGATAGGGCGGTGGAGCCGGTCTTGCGGGTGGTCTCCACGGATGCCGGTTTGCGGCGCGGCGATCTCGCGCATCCGGCGACGCCGGTGCTGCATGATCTCAAGACCCTGCATCCGGCCAAAATAGAGCAGATCCTGGCTGAGCCCGCCCTGATTACCGAACTGGTGGAAAAGCCGGATGAGCCGGTCCCGGCTGACGATGCCAAGTCGGCGCAAGGCTGAGGCGGGTCCATGGCCTATTGCACCAAGCAGGATCTGATCGAGCGGTTCGGGGAGCGGGAACTGATCCAGTTGACCGATCGCGCCACGCCGCCCGCCGGGGCGATGGACGACACGATCATTGCCCGCGCCATTGCGGATGCCACCGCGCTTGCGGACGGCTATATCGGTAAGGCCTACAGCCTGCCGCTGGTGACCGTGCCGGAGGTGCTGGTGAAGCTCACCGCAGACGTCGCCCGCTACTATCTGCATTTCAAGGGCGTCGAAAGAGACAGCCCGATCCAGCGCAGCCATGACCAGGCGCTTTCCTATTTCCGGGATGTCGCCAGAGGCATCGTGCAATTGATCGAGACCGAAACCGGCGAGACGCCGCCGGTCTCCGGTGGCGGTCAGGTCAAGGTCGTGGCTCCGGACCGGACCTTCTCCCGCAAGACGCTGAAGGGCTATTGAGATGGCCGGGACTTCCATCGAGATCCGGGACGGATTGACGCCGACGCTGGAGCGTCTCGTCAGCGTGTCAGATAATCCGGCTGCGATCATGAGCGATGTCGCGGCCTATCTGCTCACCTCGACCCAGCAGCGCTTCGAGCAGGAGATTGGGCCGGACGGGCAGAAGTGGAAGCCGCTGAAACCCCGCACGGCGGCCCAGAGGATCGGCAAGGGCCGCGTGAAGCGTGGCAGCGAGCATATTCTCGTTCGCACCGGGCGGCTGAAGAACAGTCTCACCGCTGCCTCCGATGCCGTCAGCGCGACCGTCGGCACCAATGTTGAATATGCCGCGATCCACCAGTTCGGGGGCGTGATCCGTCAGACGGCCCGATCCCAGACGCTCAGCCTGAAGCGCATTCGCGGCTCAAAACAGGTCCGTTTCGTCAGGGCCGGAGCCAAGGGCGCGGTCGAGCGCGAGGTGACGATCGGCGCGCGGCAGATCGTCATGCCAGCCCGTCCCTATCTCGGCATCAACGATGCCGACCGGGCCGAGATCGCCACCATCATCATGACCGACTTCGGAAAGGCTGTGGAATGATCGTCTTCGAAATCATCGACCGGCTGAAGCAGGCAGGCACGCCCTTCGTCATCGTCGAAGGGGCGAACGAACTGGCGGAGGTCAAGGACCGGCCGGGGAATACGCCTGCGGCCTATGTCTTCGTCAGCGGCGAGGCCTCGGAAGACAATCAGCGGCTGACCGGGCCGATCCTGCAGCGCACCGCCGTCGACCTCTCCGTGGTGATCATCACCGAGAATGCCGGCGGCGCGGAAGATGCGGCCCGCGACATCGAGACCCTGAAGGCGTTCACCCGTGGCTTGCTCCTCGGCTTCACGCCCGCCGATGCCGAGCCGCTGGAACACATTACCGGGCGGCTGCAGCAGGCGAGAGACGGCATGGTCTGGTTCGAGGATGTTTTCGGCACGGCCTTTTATCAGGAGGAACAGCCATGACGAACCCGCAGACGGGCGGCAGCTATCTGCGCAATCCGGACGGCAGCCTGACCCGAATCGAGATTGCCGCCTTCAAACCAGCCGAGCCGGAACAGCCCGCCGCCCAGCCTTCGAGCGAAACGCCGGAGGCGCAAGACGAGACCAGCGCCAAGAAGGGAAAGGCCTGAGCCATGACGAAATACGCACGCAACAAGGCCCTGCTGGTGAAGCTTGAGGCGACCTATGGCGAGGATGCCGCCCCGACCGGGGCGGCCAATGCCATGCAGGCGGGGAATTTCAACTTCGAGCCGCTGCTGGGCACTGATGTCAGCCGCGACCTGATCCTTCCTTACATGGGCCATCAGGGCGTGATCCTGACCGGCAACTATGCCCGCCTCGCCTTCGATGTCGAGGTGGCGGGATCGGGTGCGGCCGGAACCGTACCGGCCTGGGGCGTTCTGATGCGGGCCTGCGGCATGGCCGAGGTGATCACGGCGGCAACGGATGTCAAATACACGCCGGTTTCCCGCGATTTCGAGGCCGCCTCGATCTATTTCGTCAATGACGGCATCAAGCATGTGCTGCTCGGCGCACGCGGCACCTGGAAGCTTTCGATGCAGCCGAGCCAGATTGCCCGTTTCAGCTATACGCTGACCGGTCTTCTCGGCACGATCACCGATGACGCCAACCCGGTAATCGACCTCACCAAATTCATCAAGCCGGTTCCGGTTTCCAAGGCAAACACCACGTTTTCGCTGCTCGGCTATGCCGGGGCCTGCGAGGCGTTTTCCTTCGATCTGGCGGGCGATATCCAGCCGCGCCTGCTGATCAATGAAGAGAGCATCGAATATACCGACCGGCAGATGACCGGCGAGGCGACGATGGCCGCGACCTCGCTTGCCACCGTCGACTGGTTCGGCAAGGCGCTTTCCCACGAGACCGGCGTATTGGCTGCCCAGCATGGCAAGGCGGCGGGCAATATCGTCCAGTTCGATGCACCGCGCGTGCAGATCGGCCGCACGACCTATGAGGAGAACCAGAAGATCCTCAACAACAAGATGCCGATGATGTTGCTGCCGAGCGCCGGCAACGACGAATTCACCATCACCGTCAAGTAGGCCCTGAAGGGCGTTCAAAGAGGCTTTGAAGCATGTTCAAACTCGTACCCACCCTGACTGCCTGGTGGCCCGTTTCCGTGCTGGAACCGGATAATGACAATCCCGGCACGCTGAAGGAGGCGACGTTCGAGGTCGAACTGGTGATCCGGGGCAAGGACGAACTGAAGCCCTATGACGATCAGCGCGCCGACCTGATCAACCGGCTGCCGTCAGCCGAGGATTATGCCACCGATCTGAGGGCTGCCTCCGACGCGGCGACCCGGGTGAGGGCAGAGATCGAGGATCATGACCGGCGCATGTTTCACCTGATGGTCAGCAACTGGCGGGGCGTGGTCGATGCCGATGACCAGCCACTGCCGTTCAGCCCTGATACTCTCGACATGGCGCTCGGCTTTGACCGTATCCGCGTGGCGCTGAACCGCGCCTATGAAGAAGCCGTCTCGAACGACAAGGCCCGATTGGGAAACTTGAAGAACTAGCCCAAAGCTGGGCGCGGCATCGGACCGGCAAGATCGACCGGACGAAGCCGCAGATCGTGACCGAGAGCGTGCGCGACGAATTCGCGGCTTTCGGTCTGGTGGTCGAGGTGGAAGAGGCGGGCGAGGTGATCCATCCGGTCGCCGCCTGCAATTGGCAAAGCCTCACGGCCTTTCTCGCCTGTGACACGCAATGGCGGGTCGTCGGTGTCGGGCTCGGCGGCATGATCTGGATCGGCCTCGATTACACCGCCTGCGATGTCGTCTTCCGGCGCGGGCACTTTGCCGATCAGGCCTGGGACGATGTGCGGGTGATGGAGGAAGCGGCGCTGCCGATCCTCAACAGCGGAGAGGAATGATGGCCGCCCCTTTGAAACTTGGCATCACCGTCGCCATGGATGCAAGCGGTGTTACGGCCGGTGCGCAGGCCACCCGGCAGGCGATTGCAGGCATCGGCACGGAAGCTGTCACCAGCGCCACGAAGCTGCAGAAGCTGGTCGATGCCGAGCTCGGTCTTGCCCGCCCGGCGGCCAATTCCAATTCGCGCGCCGCAGACATTGCCGCCTATGGTGCCGAGCTCGACCGGCTGCGCGCCAAATTCAACCCGCTCTATGCCGTCACCGCCACCTACAAGACGGCGGTGGCCGAGATCCGCCAGGCGCATCGGCTGGGTGCGATTTCCGCCGATGAGATGACGGCGGCGATCAGCCGGCAGCGGCAGGCGACCCTTGCCTCGATCGATGCGATCAAGGGACGCAATGCCGCGATCAGGGCGGGGCAGGGTGGTGGTGGGGCAAACACGTCCTTTGCCGCCACCAATACGATGTATCAGTTTCAGGATATCGCCACGACCGCCGCCATGGGGATGAGCCCGGCGATGATCGGCCTGCAGCAGGGCAGCCAGATTGCCGGTGCCTATGCCGGATTGTCCCTGAAGGATGCCGCCAAGACCACAGCCTCGGCGCTGACCTCTCTTCTCAGCCCAACCTCAATCGCAGCAATCGCGCTTACCGCCGGTGCGGCTGCCGCGATCCAGTTCGGCATGGGGCTGTCGCAGTCGAGCAGTGACGCCAAGAAGCTTGAAGAGGTGCTGGGCAGCCATGCGGAGACGGTCGAGCGGCTGAAGAAGCAATATGGCGATCTGGGCTCGGCGATCAAATCCGCCATGCCGATCGGCGGCGCGGGCTTTACCGACGCCTCCGCCCGAAACGAGATCGCCACGCTGGAAACGGCGATCAAGAAACAGTCGGAAGACCTTGCCACGAGCTTCGGCGGTTTCTTGAAGGGCGGCCTGCTCGGCTCTTCCACCGCCGGGCTCGACGCGCTCCTTTCCACCGATGCCTCGCCGTTCCAGAAACAGGTCAACGATCTTTTGACCTCGGTGCGGGCGGGCAAGGGCGATCTCAGCACCTTCCAGACCGAGATCGAGAGCGCCTTCGATGCGCTTCGCCAGTCCAGCGATGCACCGGCCAAACTGAACGCGGAGATGGAGCGGCTGACGGCCGCCGCGCAGGATGCCTTTTCCGTTTCGCCGAAGTTCGAGCCGTTCCAGGCCGAAATCGCCAAGCTGACCCTCGGCCTTAAAAACGGCAATGCCGACCTCTCTGACTTCGCGACTAATGTCAGCCGGATCGGGCAGTTGAACGGCCTTCAGAAGGTGGCCGACGAGGTGATCCTCGCCTCGAAGGGGGCCGTAGAGCTGGCCGAGACCTTGCGCGAGGTCCGGGCGATCATCCAGCAGATGGATCGGGAGGACACGCGCTCCGGCCTGTCCGCCCAGCGCGAGACGGCACGCTATGTGAACCTTCGGGCGGCGGCTCTGCAGGACGCCAATGCAAAGTTTGCCGCCGATCAGCAGTTGATCCTGGCTCAGACCAATGCCGAGAAGCTTGCAGCGATCGAGGCGCGGGTGCGTGCCTCGGCCAGAGAGGACGGCGACAAGGATGGCGGCTTGCAGGCGCGGATCGACCGGGAACTGACCGCCGAGCGCAACAGGCAGGCGGTGGAGGCGCGCAATGCCACGCTCGCGCGGACCGAAAGCATCCAGCAGACCATCGCCCAGCAGCGGCTTGAGCTTTCTCTGATCGGTCAGACGACGGCGGCGCGGGAAGAGCAGCTTTTTGCCGAACAGCAGATTTCGACCATCCGGCAGGAGGCGGCCCGGACGGGTGCGGCAATCGACGAGCAGGAAATCAGCCGTATCCGCCAGAAGGCTGCCGAATACGGGCGGCTGAAGGCCGAGATCGAGGCGGCCAATTATCTGCAGAGCCAGACCGCAAATCTCGACCGGCTGCGCTATCAGACGGCGATCGCCACGCAGCCGGTATCGCAGCAGTCGGCGCTTCTGGCGCAATATGATGCCGAGGTCAAAATCCGCGAGCTTGGAGCCGATCCGACATCGGACCGGGCCGAAGCGATCCGGCGGGTGGCGCGTGAGACAGCCGCCTGGAACACTCAGCTTGCCAGAACCACCGAGGCCTGGAACGCCGTCCAGCAATCGGCCGGCAACACCATCGACAGCATTGTCGACGGTCTTTCCTCCGGCAATATCAAGGATGCCCTGAAGACCATCGTCAGCGACATCAACAAGACCTTTCTGGAACTGGCGATCAAGAACCCGATCAAGAACGCCTTGCTCGGCACGAGCTCCGGCACCTTGAGCGATGTCGGCGGCATCGGCGGCATCTTCTCCCGGCTGTTCGGCGGCGGCTCGTCCAGTGCCACGTCGCTTGCCAGCAAGGCGCTCGGCCAGTCGGTGGGCACCATGCAGGTGGCGGCCGGAACCGTGATGCTGAATGGCGGGGTGACCGGCGGCCTGACCACTTTGCTTGGTGGCACTCAGACTGCTGCCAACAGCAATTCCAGCCTTCTCGATCTTTCCTCCTATCGCAAGGCCATCTCCTCGATCGAAAGCGGCGGCAACTATTCCGCGCTCGGGCCGCTCACCGCCTCCGGCGACCGCGCTTACGGGGCCTATCAGGTCATGGGCGCGAACATTCCCTCCTGGACGAAGGCAACGCTCGGCACGTCGATGACGCCGAACGAATTCCTGGCGAGTTCAGAAGCGCAGGATGCGGTGTTCAATAAGTATTTCGGGGCCTCGGTTGCCAAATACGGCAATGCCCAGGATGCCGCCTCGGTGTGGTTTTCCGGCCGTCCGCTGTCGAGTGCCGCCAATGCCTCGGACGCTCTCGGCACGACCAGCACCGCCTATGTCGACAAGTTCAATTCAGCGCTCGGCAATGTCACCGGATCGACCAACAGCGCCGCTTCCGGGCTGAGCGGTCTGAACAGCGCCACCGGCGTTGCCGCCAAGGGGCTGGACGGTCTGGGCTCCGGCCTCGGCAAGTTCGGCCAGATCCTGGCGCAGGCACAGGCCTCCGGCAATGGCGGGCTCGTATCGCTCCTCGGCAGCCTCACCTCCTACGGTCAGTCGGTCTTCAATTCGTCGAGCCAGTTCCAGTCGGCGATCTTGAATGGCGGTATCGGGCTTTATTCCAGCGGCGGCTATACCGGCGACGGTGGCCTCTATGAACCGGCCGGTGTTGTCCACAAGGGCGAAATCGTCTGGAGCCAGGCCGACATTGCCCGTGCAGGCGGCATGCATACGGTCGAGGCCATGCGGCTTGGCAAGCGCGGCTATGCCGATGGCGGTGTCGTCGACAGCTATCCGACGCCGAAGCGCCTCTGGTCGCCCGCCAACGGCAATGACGGTTCCGGCAAGAGCCTCTCGATGCCGCGCAGCGCCACCATCACCCTCAACATGGCGGGAGCCTATGGCAAGGACGAGATGCGCGCCGAAGCCTATGCCGGCATGCAGGCGGCGCTCGATGAATATGACCGGGCGATGCCGGACCGCATGCAGGAGATCAGCGCGCATCCGAGGTGGCGATAATGGCGGCCCTTGCCCTTTCCGAATTGTTCGATCTTCTGCCGATTGCCTCGGTGACCTGGTCGATCCAGCGCAATGACGAGTTTGACATGCTGGGCTCCGGCGATGTCTGGCAGGCCGAGCTTGCTGTGCCGCTGTGGACGGCGGAGATCTCGCTTGGGACCTCCAGGAACGACGAGGCGACAGAGGTCGCGGCGCTGATCCGCAGCCTGGACGGGGTGCGCACGGCTTTTCTGGTTTGCGATCCGATCCGGTCCTATCCGCTGCTCGATCCGCAAGGGGTGAGCATTGCCGGTCACGCCATCACCATCCGCGAGATCGGCGCGGATCGGGTGACGGCGCGTATGACCGGCTTTCCACCCGGCTATACCCTTTCCAGAGGCGACAAGCTGCAGATCACCTATGGCGGCCAGATCGCCTTTGTCGAGGTAAGCCGGACGATGGCTGCCGATGCCGAGGGTCATCTCGATGCGCCGATCTTCCCGCGCCTGCCGCTGGCGATTGCTGCCGGCATGGCAGTGACGCTCGCCCGGCCGGCCTGTCCGATGATCATCGTTCCCGAAAGCCATAATCCGGGCGAGGCCCGCCGGACGACGACATCCGGGGCAGGTTTCAAAACCATGCAGAAGCGGAGGACCTGATGCGGGATATCGATAGCGCCACCTTGACCGCGCTGGAGCGCGCGCCGATTGACGGCTTTGCCCCGAGAACGCTCGCCTGGTTCACCGCAAAGGAACGCACGACCGGCAATTCTGTCGGGCGCGGCTTCTGGTCCGGGGATGAGGATCTGAACCTGACGGTGTTCGGCGGCATTGACGGGTCGCTGGTCAGCCGTCCCTATCTTGCGGCGGGCAATCTCTTGAAGATCAGTGATATTCCGCAGACCTCGGATTTTACCGTCCAGACGATCACCATCGACATTTCCCAGATCGCTACCGCCGCCCGCCAGCTGGTGCGCGAATACGATTTGAGGCTCGGCAAGATCGAGATCCACGAATTGCTGATCGATCCGAAGACCGGCGAACAGATCGCGCCGGGCATGATCATCTTCATGGGCGAGATCGACGGCGCACCGATCAAGACGCCACGTGCCGGCGGAACGGGATCGGCCTCGATCAAGGCCGTTTCGGATGTCATGTCGATGCTGACCCGCTCCAATCCGGTCAAAAGCTCCTATGAGGGCCAGAAGGTGCGCCAGGACGACCAGTGGGGAAAGGACACCGCCGTGATCGCCACCTGGAAGATCGCCTGGGGCCAGAAGTCCACCTGAGCATGCCGCTTGCGATGTGAGCCCGATTTGCTATGTATTTGAAAGGTTCTTGAAGGGTGTTTGAAGCCCCTTCAAACCGCCCCCACAAACGCTTGTGGCTGTTTTGCCGCCATGCCTTGAGCCAGTTTGCTCGGCATGCACCAGATCCGCAAAATCCACTCTGCCTTGCCTGATCACGCTCCTTCGGGGGCGCGCTGATGCAGACGCTTGTGCGGGTGAAGGACTGGCGGTCACGGTTCGAGGCGGCAATCGACGAGATCAAGGCGCGGCCTTTCGAATGGTCCGTCCATGATTGCGGACCGGGCCTTGCCGGCCGTCTGGTCGAGGCGGTGACCGGTGTCGATCTGACAGCCTCCTTTTCCCCCATGCCCTATCATGACGAGGCGAGTGCCGCCGCCGTCATCCGGGCGGCGGGCTTCGAGACGCTCGGCGCGCTGGTCGCCTCGCTGCTGCCGGAGATCCATCCGAGCCAGGCGCAGATCGGCGACATTGCGGCCATTGCCTATGACGGGCCGATCGGCCATGCGCTGGGCGTGGTGAACGGCGAGCGGATCTTCGTGCTGCGTCCGCAGGGGCTCGGAACCGTCAGCCTGCTTCAGGCGACGATGGCCTTCAGGGTGGGCTGAATGGTCTTCAAAACCGTTTCCATTCTGCTCTTCCTGCTGATCTCGGCCGACGCCGCTTATGCCGGGCCGGTGGGTGCGGCGGTGGCCGCAGTCGGCTCGTTCTTTGCCACCGGCATCGGCAGCATGGTCGGCCGGGTGGTGATCGGGCTTGGCCTGTCGCTCTTGCAGAAGGCGTTGACGGGCAAGAACAAGACCGCTGCCGCCGGCCAGGTGCTGGAAATCAAGATGGGCGAAGACCAGCCGATGAGCTTCATCATCGGCTCGCGTGCCGTGGGCGGGCGGCGGAAATATATCGGCACCTGGGGCAGCGACGGCAGCACGCCGAATGCGTTTCTCACCGACGTCATCGAGCTTTCCAACCTGCCGTCCTATGCTGGGCCGCAGGGCCTCAACAGTGTCTGGATCGACGACAAGAAATGCACCGTCGACTGGTCGCGGCCGCATGCCGACGGGCGCGGCTATCCGATCACCGAGTTTCGCAAGAACGGCAAGGATTATCTCTGGCTCAAATATTATGACGGCACCCAGACGGCAGCCGACAGCTTTCTGGTCGCAAAATTCGGCGGCAATGCCGACCGGCCCTATGCCTCCGACCGGATCGGGCGCGGCGTGCAATACATCATCCTGACGGCCCGCTATAACACCGACCTGTTTTCCGGCATGCCGACCGGCATTTATGAACCGAAGCCGACGCCGTTTTACGATCCGCGCAGGGACAGCACCAATGGCGGCAGCGGCACGCATCGCTGGAACGATCCCTCCACCTACGAGCCGACGCTCAATCCGATCACCGCCGCCTACAACATCGCACGCGGCATCTATTATGACGGCGACTGGTTTTATGGCGGCCAGAATGTCTCGGCGCACCGCCTGCCGAATGCCTCCTGGTTTGCCGCCGCCAATGAATGCGACCGCACCGTCAACGATGCCGCGCAGTTTCGCTGCGGACTGGAAGTGACGCTCGATACCGAGCCGCTCGACGTGCTGGAGGATCTGCGCATTGCCTGCGCCGGCCGCTTTGCCGAGGTCGGCGGCTTCATCAAGCCGCTGGTCGGTGCGCCGGGCTCCGCCGTCTATTCCTTCGACGACGATGGCATCGTCGTCAGCAAGGATCAGGATTTCGAGCCGTTCCCGTCGCTCAAATCCACCCATAACCGGGTGGCCGGCACCTATCCGGAGCCGGAGGAGAAATGGGCGACCAAGGACGCGCCGGAAAGCCGCAACCTGACGCTCGAAGCAGAAGACGGCAATCGCTCGCTGCCGGTCTCGGTCTCCTTTGCCGCCGTGCCCTATTCGGCGCAGGTGCAGTCGCTGATCGAGACTATGGTGAAGGAGCAGCGCCGCTTCCGCACCCATGTTGTGACCCTGCCGCCGCTGGCTGCCGCGCTGGAGCCGAACGACGTCGTCGCCTGGACGTCGGAGCGCAATGCCTATGCCAACAAGAAGTTTCTGGTCACGGCCAATAACGGCCAGTCCGGCATGCTGCGGCAGGTGTCGCTGACGGAGATCGACCCTTCCGATTACGATCCGCCGGAAACGATTGTCGCGCCGGTGATCGGCTGGACAGGGCCGGTGACCGCTCCCGTCCAGGCGATGACAGGGTTTCAGGTCGAGGCGGGATCGGTGACCGATGCCGACAGCCAGCAGCGCCGCCCGGCCATCGTCGTGTCCTGCGCCAGCGATCTCGATGATGTGGCCCGCGTCTGGATCAAGATCCGCGTCAAGGCGACCGGCATCGTCGTGCTCGACACCGATGCGCTGCCCTACGGCGCGCCGGCCCGATGGACGCTCTCCGGCACCTGGTGCCTGGCGCTAACCGAATACGAGGTGCAGGGCAAGCTGGTGCCGGTGACGGCGCGGGAAACCGACTGGTCTGCCTGGATCGACGTGACGACGCTCAATCTGTCGGAATCCTCCGATGTGCTCGACGGCTCTATCGTCACGTCAAAGCTCGCCGATGCGGCGGTGACGGCCGCCAAGATCATGGACGAGGCGATCACCAGCCTGAAGCTCGCCGACGATGCCGTGACCACCGCCAAGCTTGCGGTCGCAGCGGTGACCTCCGAGATCCTGGCCGCCGGTGCGGTGACGGCGGCGAAGCTCGCTGATGCGGCCGTAACGGCCACTGCCCTGGCGGCGGGTGTGGTCGATGCCACCAAGCTTGCCGCGAGCATCGAAGCGGTCAAGGTGGTCACGGCGCTGCCAACCAGCCGGGTCGCGGCCTATGTGACCTATAACGGCGTGAGCTATCGCTGGAACGGTTCGGCCTATGTCAATTCGGTGGCGACCTCCGAACTGACCGGACAGATCATCAGTTCGCAGGTGGCGGATGCGGCCATCCAGGCGGCAAAGCTGGCCGACAGTGCGGTGACCACGGTAAAGATCGCGGCCAATGCCGTGACGGCGGATCAGGTAGCGGCAGGCGCGATCACCGCCAAGCACCTGGTGCTGACGGATTTCACGAACCTGGTGCCGGACAACCAGATGCAGGACCCCGGCAATTCCTGGTCCGGCGCGGGCTGGAGTTCGTGGAGCGATGCCTATCTCGGCGGCATGGCCTCCAAATCCCAGATGGTCTACACCTATGTGGCGGGCCAGACCGGCTATAGCGCCGCGCTGATCAGCCGGATGTTTCCGGTGGTGGCCGGGGCGCAGTATCGCGTCACCGGCTCCAGCTATTCCAATGGCAAGCAGGCCCCGCTGCTGCGCATTCACTGGTTCACAGTGACGGGCGCGGAAATCTCGTTCTCGGCCATTCTCGATGTCAGTGGCGGTTCCACCTCCAGCTATCTGACGGCGACGGTCAATGTCACGGCTCCAGCCGGCGCAGTCTATGGCCGTATCCAGGCCTATGTGCAGCGCTCGAACATCAACAACCACGTCTATGTCGGCGGCTTTGTCGTCAACCGGCGCAATGCCGCCGAACTGATCGTCGATGGCTCGATCACCGCCAATGCCTTGACGGCCGGGGCGGTGACCTCCGACAAGATCGCGGCGAATGCCGTGACGACGGCGGCAATTGCAGCAGGCGCGGTTTCGGCCGATCAGATTGCGGCGGGAGCGATCACCACCGACAAGATCGGCGCTGGGGCCGTGACCACCGGGAAGCTGGCGGTCGGCACGGGGGCAAACTGGTTCGTCAACTCCGATTGTCAGGCGGGAAAGACCTATTGGCTGCTGGCCGGGACCAGCGGCGGCACCTGGGAGTTTTCGGTTCGGACCACCGACAATTGGGCTCCACCGGGCGGAGCCTTCCAGATCGTCCAGACGGATGCATCCACGGCAAGCTATTATGCCGATCTGGTGCAATGCGATGCCAATGGCGCGACCAAATATTGGGATGTGGTGGCCGGGAACTGGTATGAGGTTTCCTGCTACAGCTACGGCCATAGGGGCAGCGGCTTCTCCGCCTATCTCGTCTTCACCAAGGCGGATGGGACATGGGTAAGCGCCGGGCAGTTGTGGGGCGTCGGCGCAGCGCAGAATGGCGATCCGCAAAACAGCCTTGCCAGCTATCTGCGGCCCTGGGCGAAGGCGCAGGCTCCAGCCGGGGCCGTCAAGGCCTATGTCATCTTCCGGGCGCAGGGCTCGGCCACGGCTGGGGTCATCAACTCCTTCCTTTGGCTGACCCGGATGTATTTCGGGGAGGCGACGGCCAACCAGTCGCAGCCGTCTGCCTGGCAACCTGCAGGGGCAACGCTGATCAATGGCGGCAGCATCGTCGCCTCGGCTATCACCACCGATCTGCTTGCAGCCAATGCCGTCACGGCGGCAAAGCTGGCTGCGGGGTCGGTGACAGCGGACAAGATCGTGGCGGGGTCTGTTACTGCAGACAAGATTGCGGCATCCTCGATCACGGGCGACAAGATCGCCGCCAATACCATCGGCGCGAACAACATTGCAGCGAACGCGGTCACCGCCAAGCAGCTGGTGCTGACGGATTTCACCAATCTGGTGCCGGACAACCAGATGCAGGACCCGGGCAATTCGTGGTCCGGTTCGGGCTGGAGTTCGTGGACCGACGCCTATCTGGGCGGCATGGCCTCGAAATCGCAGATGCGGTTCATCTACGCGGCAGGCAGTGGTTACACCGATGGGCTGATCAGCCGGTTATTCCCGGTCACGGCCAATGCGCAGTACCGCGTCACCGGCTCGGCCTATTCCAACGGCACTCAGGCCCCGTTGCTTCGGATCATCTGGTATAATTCCGCTGGTGCTCAGCTGAGCTATATCGACTTCGGAAACTGGGTCGGAGGCACCGGCTCGGGCATCGTGACAGCGACGATGAACGTGACCGCTCCAGCCGGTGCCACGCAAGCCCGCGTAGCGGCTTATGTCTACCTGCCGAACACCAACAGCGATGTCTATGTCGGCGGCTTCGTCGTCAACAAACGCAACGCCGCCGACCTGATCGTCGATGGCGCGATCACCGCCAACCAGCTTTCCGTCAATTCGCTCTCCGCCATTACCGCCAATCTGGGAACCGTCACCGCCGGGGTCATTCAGGCGTCGAACGGCAAGATGGTGATCAATCTCGGGGCAGGGTCCATGGAGTGGTACGAATGAGCCGGGGCTTCATCAAACCGGTCAACGGCTCTTTCCGGATGCGGATCGTGAAGGCGGGCTATGACGCCAACAACTTCTCCATTCCGCAGAATGCCGTGGTCTTTGACAGCGACGCCTTGAGCTATCTTCAGGTTTTTCTGAGCGGCTCGCTTTTGATCTCCAGCGCTCAAGGAGCGGCCAAGCTGGTGACCTGGCCGTCGCTCGGCTTCATTCCCATAGCCTGGGCAGCGCACAAGAAGGACGGGGCCTATATCGCGCCGATCACCACGAACCGCACCGATTACAATATTGGCGAGGTGCTGGTGGAGGCGGATGGGCTGACGGTCGAGACCCGCAGCCTCAATTATCCGGTCTATCTCGATTATGTCGTCTGGAGGAGCCAGGCGCTATGACCAAGCGGGCCGTCTTCAATCCGTCCATTCCGGTTTTCCGCGTTTCGGCTCCCGGTGTCGATGTCGACAGCGCCAGCCAAAGCCAGCTGCTGCTCGATGAGCGGGTGTTTTCCGGTCAGCTTTATCTCTCCGGCTATGTGGCGCGCAATTCCCAGACCGCCCTGACCATCACCTTTCCCTCGCTCGGCTATGTGCCGGTGGTGGTGGTCAACAACGTGTTTTCCGATGGCCGGATTACCTATCCCACCGGCTACAAGACCCAGAATGGCGGGTCCACCTTTGTCGTGCCCGTCATCAACTACACGGTCACGGCGTCTGCCATTACCTTCAACTTCGTTTCCGATGCCGCGATCACCGGGGCCTATTACATGATCTTCCGGAGGTCGCTCTGATGGCGCGGGTTCGGATCGATGCCTCCGGGATCAGGATTGCCGTTGCAGGCCACAGCGTCGATGACGGCGACCAGTATCTGGCCTTTTCCAGCGGCGCGGCCTGTCTTGCAATCTATATGCGCGGCGTGGCGGCGATGAGCGGCGCGGAGACCGTGAAGATCGGCAGCGGCAACAGCGCCTTCAACTGCCGACGCCTGACGATCAGCTTCGGCAAGACCTTCTCCGCTCCGCCCATCGTGCTCTTCGGCTTCAAGATGCCGAATTACCCGCAACTGATGCTGCCGACCTACGCGATCATCTTCAGCGGCGTGGTCAGCGGCTCCACCTACTTTTCCTATCTGCCGAACTTCGTGAATGTCGGGACCAGTGCCTTCGAGTTCTGGACCGGCGTCACCAACATGGAAAGCCTCTCTTACGTCGTCCTGGAGAACACGCTGGCATGATCGTCTGTCACACGAACGGAACCATCTTCAACGTCCTGTCCGATCCCATTCCGGAGGGCATGGCCGAGCATCTGAGCCAGCAGGGCATCAGCTTCATTGAGGTGGAGAGCACCGAAAGCGCCCAGCATGTCTGCGCCCATTACCACGTCTTTGAAGGGTGTTTGAACCCGCTTCAAGAGATGGACTTGCCCGCCGCAATCACACTGCAGCCGGGCGGCACCACGGTGTTCGACGGCCTGCCTGATCCGTGCACGGTGGCGATCGATGACGAGGCGCAGACGGTGAGCGGCGGCCATCTCGAATTCGAGGCCGCCGATGCCGGGACTTATCTGCTGGTGTTCACGGCTTCCGGCTACCGGCCCAGAACGGTGGAGGTGACGGTCGATGAAGCTGCTGCTTAAGAAGGACCTGGCGCAGGTGAGGGCCTTGGCCATCGAAGGCATTGAAGAGGCCTTCGCCGCTCTGCTCGAAGAGGTCTATCCGTCAGCCAAGTCGAAGATCTACGCGCTGAAGGAGCGGGCAGCGACCGATCTTGTCCGGTTCGGGACCTCCTCTGTTCTCACGCAATCGGAAGCGCAGCGCACGGGCTTAAGCGAGGCCGCAGCAGCCGCACTGATCCTGGAGCGCCATGCCGAAACGGCGGCAAGGATCGCCCGCATCGAGGCGGCGCGGCTGAGCACCAAGCGCGAGATCGAGGCGGCGACATCTGCCCCTGCCATCACCCGGCTTATCGAGGCCGCCCATTCCTTCATCCAGCAACAGCGAGGCGAGAATGTATAGTGTGAACAGCATGTATGAAGCCATGGTCGATGGCGTGATCGTCGAGGTCACGGCTGGACGCTCCAGTCGCTGGGCTGCGATGGCGGCCTGGTGGCTCGGCCGCCAGCAGATCCTGAGCGCCCGCGACTTCTGGTACGGCGTCGCCGCCCACATGACCAATGGGCTTTCGGCGGAAGAACAGCAGTCGATCCAGGATCAGTTGTTGAGCGACGAGAAGGCCTATCTGTCCACCGTCACCGAACTGCCGGCCATTCCGGCCTTCGTCACCAGCACGATCGACGGCTGGGTCAACGTGCCGGTGTCGGATGAGGTGCTGAAGCGTCGCTACCAGCTGGCGATCCAGGAGATGATGAACGCCAAGGCGCGCGAACGCGGCTATGACAGCATGACCACCGCCGTCACCTATTCTGGCGACAAGAATGCCACCTTCGCGGCCGAGGCTGCGGCGCTCAAAGACTGGCGCTCCGATGTCTGGGTCTATTCGCTGGCCGAGCTTGAGAAGGTGATCGCCAAGCAGCGGCCGATCCCGACCATCGCCGATTTCCTCACCGAGCTTCCGGCCTTCTCCTGGCCGACCACGCAAAGCGGCGAGGGCTGAGCCATGGGCATTCTGGAAACGGCACTGCGAGAACGCAACCGGCTGCTGGAACAGCAGGCCGATCACTATGCTGGGGCAGTCGACAGCCTGTCGAACCGGCTGGCCGAGGCGCTGCGGCGGCTGGCTCCGCATGATCCGGACTATGTGCGTGCTGAAGCGCCGGACCTGGTGCCGGTCGCGAGCGACCCGCCGGAAGACACACAGGCACCATGAACGTGCATCCGGCTGATGCCTCCATAGGAAGCAGCCGGGTGGTGGGGTGCTGAAACACCCCAACGACGGGCCAAAGTTTGGCGACCTAACCCGTCCGACAGCGTCAAACGATAACCGTCGCACCCGTACCCTGCAGGGCCGGACCTGTGTGACTGAGTCGTGAGAACTTGGAAATGGCGAATCGTGAGGCCTTCCGGCCCGTTCCGAACACCCAGCCGCCGGCCGCATGGATCGGCGGCAAGCGCAGCCTTGCCCCGCGCCTGGTCAAGATGATCGAGGCCATACCGCATCAGACCTATGCCGAACCCTTCATCGGCATGGGCGGTGTGTTTTTCCGCAGGCGATCTGCACCGAAGACCGAGGTGATCAACGACCGCAACGGCGAGGTCGTGAACCTCTTCCGCATCCTGCAGCGGCACTATCCGCAGTTCATGGATACGCTCAAATTCCAGATCACCAGCCGCCGCGAGTTCGACCGGCTGAAGGCCTGCGATCCGTCAACGCTCACCGATCTGGAACGAGCAGCGCGCTTCATCTATCTGCAAAAGCTCGCTTTCGGCGGCAAGGTCGCAGGCCAGAATTTTGGCGTGCAGCACAATGGCAGCGCCCGGTTCAACCTGACGCGCCTCGCACCGCTGCTCGAAGACGTCCACGAGCGTCTGGCCGGTGTCATCATTGAGAACCTCGACTGGCTGGCCTTCATCAACTGCTACGACCGGCCCGGCGTGCTGTTCTATCTCGATCCGCCTTATTTCGGTTGTGAGGATGATTACGGCAAAGCGCTGTTCGCTCGGGATCAGTTCGAGGTTCTTGCAGCGCGTTTAAAGACGCTTCAAGGACGGTTTATCCTGTCGATAAATGATCGTCCGGAGGTTCGGGAGATCTTTGCGGGGTTTCCGGTGGCGGTGGCGGAGTTGTCGTATTCGGTGTCTGGCGGGAAGGGGACGGAGGCGCGGGAGTTGATTTATTGGAGTGAGGAGGGGTGAAATTGGAAGCGCATGCTTGAGAACAGCTTTGCCTTTTCATATCGGACATAACGGGCATCCTCTAAGGAGCCAGAAAACGGACGTGCCTCTATGCGGTATCATGTCGGCTGTGCGCCAACACCGGACATTGTGCCTGCCGCAAAACTCCCTATTCTGCGTCGGCACAAAAGTCAGGAAAACAAGTGTCGCTTTAATCAGGATTTTTGCGACACCGAAAACAGGGAATCGCCCGTAAGACCATGATCGACGCAGCCGCCTGCATCATAGACCTTTATCGTCGCCATGCTGGTGCATGGGCAACCGCGCGCGGCACGGTGTTGTTGGAGCGCGCATGGATCGAGCGATTTGCCGATATGCTGCGGCGAGGGGCGGCGGTGCTTGACATTGGATGCGGATCGGGCGAGCCGATCGCCCGTTACCTTGCCACCAGAGGTCATCCGATTACTGGCGTGGACAGCTCGCCCGAGATGATCGACCTATTTCGAGCAAATCTACCAGGCGAAACGGTGGAAGTGGCCGATATGCGCTCGCTGAAACTAGATCGGAGATATGGCGGGCTGATCACTTGGGATAGCTTCTTCCACCTTGCGCCTCACGATCAGCGCATGATGTTCCCCATCTTCCGGGACCATGCCGAACCGAAGGCTCCATTGCTATTCACAAGTGGCCCCGTCTTCGGCGAGGCCATCGGCACGCTGGGAGGGGAACCCCTCTATCATGCCAGCCTCGACCCTGAAGAATACCGCCTGCTGCTCGACCGGAACGGCTTTGAAGTTGTGGCCCATGTTGTGCAAGACGCTGACTGCGGCGGGCGCACAGTCTGGCTTGCGCGTCAGCGGTAGCCGTAGGATTGTCACGCAATTCCTGACAATCGCGACAGATCTACCGCGCCTAAATATGAAGAGGGAATTTCTGTCGCGCAACTCGGGTGCAAACATCAGCGTTTCGCGACCGACTTGTGCGATGGCCAATGACCGATTTGGCTTGACAAGCGTCTTCCGCTTCGCGCCATCAGCGGACGTTGCCCTGGTCCTAGATGTCGCTATCTCTGCTATAGAGAAAACTGGCAATCTTGGTATTTTTAGCGAGGGAAAAATGCATCCTGAGGAAACACTCAAGCAGTATCAAGCCAATATCAATTTGCATGATTTTGAGAAGTTGGTACCGATAATCTCTTCCGATGCGATATTCTGGTTCAATGACGGATCATTTTGTGGACTGCAACAGATACGCCAAGCTTTTGAGGCGACTTGGCAAAATTTTCCTCTTGAAAAATATTGGTTGGAGAACCTCAAATGGGCAACCTACTCTGACGATGCTGCCGCCTGCACTTATCATTTCCGCTGGAGAGCAGTGATTGAAAATAGACCGATTGAAGGCGGCGGCCGAGGCACCACTATTCTTCGGAGAGAAAAGGATATTTGGAAGATCGTTCACGAACACCTGAGCCAGTTCCCTAAAGAATGACCGCTTTGGGCCGAACCCGGACAACTGCCTCTGATGCCTGAGTGTCGGTTTACGGCTTGCAACTCCCCAATATCGGACAGTCCACTTCTATCGGCCCTAAACGGTCTTTATATGGGCTTCAAATACCCTTCAAACATTCTTCAAAAGAACCGAAACTCTTTCAAAAATCGTCGGATTTGAAGCCAGCAAGGATTTTGCTCCGGTGATTCGATATCGTCGGCGTGCAGCCAAAGCAGTTCTGGAGGGGCCATTCAAAGAAAGCCGATTGCTGGGCTTCGAGCGATTGTGGAGCGATGGTGCTGTCATCAACACAGGAGATGACAATGACCGACGAAAACAAGAAAATAGCCTTCACTTCGATGATCAAGGCCATGCAACATGAAGCGATGGACTTGATAAACCGGATCGACATTGCAGCCGTCGATATGGAGGAAAAGCGCTGCAACAGCGCTGTTGGGGCTTTATGCACGGTGGATGAAAGCCTTGAGCGCATTGCCGCCCTGCTTTCCGGTGTCAGGGCCATTCACCGCATGACGCCATTCTGAAACGACCGAATCGTAGAACGAAAAGGCCAAGACCGGGGCTCTTTTTTTGGATCGGGCTACTTTGATAGCCTTTTTACAAATTTCATTTTTCCGGTTCTTGGTTGTTGTCTGACAAATAGAATTGGAAAAGGCGGGATTATCCGGGAATAACCGGGATCAACTGGAAAAGGCCGAAAATACAAGACGTTGTGCGGAAGCAGGTGAAATCCTGACATCGCGGTTTTGACAGGCCGAACTGGAGAAAAACCGACCGCTCCCTAAGCGAGCGGCGAAATCGGGCCGATCTTCAAAGACACCTTCAAAAACCCTTAGAACGGCTTTTAGACGGCTTCAAACCGTTGAAAATCAACAACAGTGCTTTTTGGCGAGGACATCGGCGTTGGATTTTTGCAGGGCGATTTTTTGCCTGAACGTCAATTTGAGGTTCCGCACTTGCGCGGAACCTCAATTTTTTTGCGAAAAATGCAATTTTATCAGATGGATAGAAGGTTTGAGAGTGAAAAGAGGGTTCCGCACAATTTTTATCCCGGCCGGTTAAGCCGCAAGAGCTCTTAACCATCCGCTTTTAGGATGAGCCGCCAAAGTTTTCAGATGGAGGGAATTGTGAAAGCGAGCAGCGGAATAGCAATCTTGGGCGCGGCACTGCTGGCGGGCTGCCAGGCGCAACTGAATGTCCTTGAAGCGCATGGAAACCTGAGGGTTGAAAAGTCAACGCTGCAGGGAAGCGACTATGCCGTTTATATCAAGAATGTCGTCGATTTCGGTCTGAACCCTGACGATCGGGAAACACGGTTCAAGATTGCGACGGACTATATGAAAGCCCAGTGCCCAGCAGGCACGGTTGTCTCCAGCGATGAAATTACAACTGGACGCTACTTAACGGGCCGTGCTGCCAAGACATATATTGTCTATATCCGGTGTAGATAAATGTGATGAATGGGCCAGCAGAAATATCAGATCAAGGCCTGGAGACGGGCATATGGCATGAAGCAGGAGGACCTGGCTCGTCGAGCTGGGTTGTCCGTCCCCACGATCTCGGCTGCAGAGCGGGCTAGGCGTGAGCCGCATCCATCCACGCTGCAGGCCATCGCCCGTGTATTTGGTCTGGACGATCCTGCAGCGCTCCGGCAGGAGCCGCCGCGCTCGGCGCCAGTGAGCGACACGCTCAGTGAGGATCTTGCGCGAGCGAGCCGGGTTATCGGCGCTTTGGCTGAGATCGCGGCCAATGACTATCGGCGAATTCCATTAGTGATGCGGGATCTGCAGAGAATGCGTGAGCAGTCTCGCATACGCCGATAAGCCTGCACCGGTGGCAACCAGCAATCACCTCAGCATATCGCAGCTCGTCGCTGGATAGGGTGCCGGCAAACTCGATGATGCTGTTGTGCAGTTCCATAAATACCCCTTTATATATGGGGTATATTAAACATCACTAATTGATTAGCTGTAACTTATGTTGGAAAAAAAACTTAAAACATTTTAGGGCGATTTTCATGAATTGCCCTCACTTTTCACGGGATTTCGACTGAGAAATTTTAAGTGCCGAATCGCTCATAAATAGTTGTCTTCTAAAAGCTTTTGACTCGGTAGCAATTGCGCGATTTAAGACACGTAAGGCGCGCGCCCCTTTGAAAGTATTGGGTAAAAGTAAGGGGTAACATGCATAGACGTGAGTTTATGCGGCTATTGGCCATGGGGCCAATCAGCCGTCGGGTACATTCGCAATTTTCAACGACGCTGGGCGACCTGGAGCGGACGGCGAGGGCGGTTTACGGGCCGCTGTCGCTAAACATCGTCCACTGTAGGGACGAGCCTGTACCGCTGGTTATTTATGCAGTTCGTGATTGACGATCGACCGCATCATTCCAAGCACAAGCTGCTGCCTCGCAGGCGGCAGCTTTCTTATTTCAACTGCCAGCTCAGCCACAAGGCCAGCCTCGGCAACACCTTCGGACGAGAGCATCTCTCCCTGTCCAGTAGCCAGCCAATTTAGATTGATGTTGAGCATCTCACGATAGGCCGCGAGAACGCTGGCCGTTGGCTCCGTATCGCCACGTTCATACGATGCCATCGTGTTTTTGGCGACCCCCAATCGGGCAGCCCATTGATCTCGTTCTGGATCCCCAAAATGTCGCCGGATTTCTCGCAAACGCGCCCCGAGCGGCGTTTTCGGCGCTGCCTCTGGTCTTGCCAAATTATCTCAAATTAAACCCTAAACTCAGTTTACAAAACCGAGATATTGGTTTAACCCTTTCTGTGTTCGCAGAATTAACCACCCCGAAAAAGGAGGCCGTTGCAGGGCCTCCCTTCAGGAAGGATCACTTATGCATAATACCGCCCAAACCGGCAAGACCAGCCGCGCGGAGCGCCTCCGGTTAGAAGAGGTTGCCCGTGTTAAATCGCTGCTTATCCGCAACAAACTGACGCTGACCCAGATCGATCAGCAGTATGATTTGCCGTCAGGCACCGCTGGCAACACTGTTCATGAACCGCATTTGGCGGGCGAGCGCGCGATCGCTGCGGCTCTGAAAACTCGTCCTCATCTCCTGTGGCGGTCCCGCTATTACCCTGATGGATCGCGCAAGAATCCCCAACCTGCCGAAAACTATCGAAACGGTCGCCGACAGACGACCGATGCGCAGCACCAATCCCAGGTCGCCGCATGATGTGGAGCGGAAGCGTGGCTGCTCTAGCCTGCCATTCTAGGATCAAAGGGGCCGTTGCCCCCGGCTGTCAGACATCAGCCCCGCTCCACATCACGACGATCTCGCATTTTCGAGCGTTCGCCAATGACGAAAACACTCACCCAATTTGGCATGACTGCATGGCGGCGGGCAGGGCGGCCATGATCAACCTGTATGACCAGTCTGAGGTCTATAACGTGAACCTCAGGGCCTGCATTCGCGCCGTATATGAAGGCTTTCCCCATCTAGCTCTGCGCGACATCATCGATCCGCCCCACGAAATGTTTGACGCTGCCTTGGCGCGACAGATCGTGATGCATTTGATGGTTCGCGAGTTCCACTGGCCCAAGCGCCGTGTCGTCGAGGTGGAGGGGCGGTCGCGCGAGGCCATCAATAGAGCGCTGCGGACAATAGAGGATCGGTTGATCCTGGATCGCTTCGCCACCCACTATCAATCCATTGCCGATCGGGCGCGCGACCTGTTCTCGCTCAGCCTCACCGGCAACGATTTCCCCGAATTTGACATGGACGAGGTTGCCTGATGGCTACGCTCAAGAGCCTACCTTTATCGTCGATCGCCATAGGCGAACGCGCCCGGCCGGTTGACCTGGAGCATGCAGCCGCGATTGCTGGCAGCATGGTGGATCGAGGACTGATCAACCCAATCACGGTTCGCAACACCCCGGCTGCCAACGGCGGCAAGACGCCTTACACGCTGATCGCAGGCGGCCACCGCCTGGAAGCCGCCCGGATGAACGGGTGGGAAGAAATCGACGCCATTGTGCTGACGGCTGACAGCGCCGAGGCGCAGTTGATAGAGATTTCCGAAAACCTCTATCGCAATGAGCTGTCCGCTCTTGATCGCGGCCTCTTCGTCACGAAATATCGCGAAATTTATGAGGAAAAACACGGGAAAGTGGAGCGCGGAGGCGACAGAAAATCAAAGTCCAACGATTGGACTTTGATTTTCGCCCCCGGCAAGGAACTATCCGAGCGCGTTCAAGAGCGCCTCGGGATTGGCCGGAGCACATATTTCAACCTGACCCTGATCGGTCAAAAACTGGACCCCGCCTTGCGTCAGGCGGTGCGCGGCACGGCAGCCGAGTACGACCAGAAAAAGCTCCTAAAGCTCGCCAAGCTCTCCCGTGACGAGCAGGTCAAGGTTGCGGCTGCCCTGCGTGAAGACAAGAACGTCGATGTTGTCTTCGAATGGCTGAAGGGGCCGAAGGCCACACCGCCTGCAGAGAGCGTCCAGGCTGGCATTTTGAAGAAGCTGTTGGCTGCCTGGGATGATGCCTCGCCTGAAACCCGCGACGATTTCCTGCAACAGATCGGAATGGCTGGCTCTGACGCCTTGATGCAGCAGATCCGCGAGGAGGCAGCATGAAGCCGTCTTCCTCACAACTCGATCTGTTCATTGAACAGGCGTTTCCGGTTCGCATGGCTGCGGAACGGATCGACATTGATCGGTTCCGCGCTCGTTTGAAGCGGGCGATGACCCGCGCCATCCGCGAGTGCCCCTACGATCGTCCGACCATTGCCGCTCGTATGGCGCATTATCTGGGACTGCCGAACGTTTCGAAGTCGGCGCTCGATGCCTATACGGCAGAGAGCAAGACCAGCCACGACATTAGCTTGGTTCGCTTCAAGGCGTTCGTCCGTGCCACCGGCGCGGTTTGGCTTTGGGATGTGGTCGTGTCCGACGACGGATTGCTGCTCCTGCAGGGTGACGAAGCGCGCCTCGCGGAGATTGCCTATCGGCAGCAGAAGATCCGCGAAGAGCAGGCCCAGCTGAAGGCATTGCTGGCGACCCCGGTGACGATCAAGCGGGGGCGCAAATGACGCTCAAGAAAATTTCCATCATCGGACAGATTGCCGAGATCGAACGCGAGATTGCCCAGCGGCAGCAGCAGTATCCCCGTCTCGTCCGTGAGGGGAAGATGCGTGAGGAAGAGCGCGTCATGCTGATGGACCGCATCCTTGCGGTTCGGGCCACGCTGATGTTCTGCCGTGCGCATGAAGCCGATATCCGGGCGTTCATCGCCGCCAAGAAGGCCGGGGTGTCGGCATGAAGGAATGGTTCACCCTTTCCGAATTGGTTGCCGCCCGGCTGCCTGACATGCCGGCCAGCATTGACGGCTATGATCGGCTTGTCTCCCGCCAGGGCTGGCGCGCATCACCGATGAAGTATCGCAAGGCCAGCGGTGCCAAGGGCGGTGGTGGCTATGAATACCATTATTCGCTTCTGCCGAACGCCGCCCGTCAGAAACTGGCGTTCCTGCACACGGAGATCGAACCGCAGCGCAATTCGGCTTCAAAGGCGATTTGGGCGAAGTTTGAAGCGCTGACGAACGAACATAAGGCCATCTGCCGCAGCCGGCTGAACATCATTCTCGAAGTCGAGCAGCTGCAGGCCTCCGGTATCAGCGCCATGGATGCGCTGACGCATGCCTGCAGGAAGGCCGGGATCAGCAAAGCCACCTTTTACGGGTGGCGCAAGATGCTCGCCGGTCACGCGCGCCAGGACTGGCTGGCCGCTCTGGCGCCGAGTTTTTCGGCTGCGGCAGATGGCGTGGTCAGCAGGGTTGCTGAATGCCATCCGGAGGCGTGGGCGGTACTCTGCTCCGACTATCTCCGGGCGGAGGAGCCGAAGTTCTCAGCCTGCTACCGGCGCATGATGTCGACGGCAAAGAAAAAGGGCTGGGCTCCAATCCCTTCCGAGCGGACCCTGCGCCGCCGGCTCGACCAGGAAGTGCCGGAGGCCGTGCAGACCCTCGCCCGCAAGGGCAAGGACGCCGCCAAGAAGCTATTCCCGGCTCAGCGTCGATCCGTTTCGCACCTGATGGCGATGCAGATCGTCAATACCGACGGCCACAAGCTGGACCTTCGGGTGCAGATGCCAAACCGGACGGAAGTAACCCGCATTTTCCTGATGGCCATGCAGGACGTCTACAGCCGCAAGATCCTGTCCTGGGTTCTAACCGAAGCTGAGACCTGGGAGGCGGTGCGGACGATCATCGGCAACATGATCGAGCAGCACGGCATCCCGGAGCATCTCTACATGGACAACGGCCGGGCTTTTGCGTCGAAGAAGATCTCCGGCGGAGCCAAGAGCCGCCATCGTTTCAAGATCACGGAAGACGAGGTTGCCGGTCTGCTGACGACGCTCGGCATCGAGCCGCATTTCGTGACACCCTACAGCGGCCAGTCCAAACCGATCGAGCGCGGCTGGGGCGATTTGGCCGAAGAGATCTGCAAACACCCTGCCATGGCCGGCTGCTATACCGGCCGCAGCACACAGCACAAGCCGCACAACTACGGTCAGCGGGCCGTCCCGTTCGACGAGCTGGAAGCACACGTCGCGATGTGTATCGACGAGCACAACGCCCGCGTCGGCCGCCGCACGGAGACCGCGAAGGGGCGGAGCTTCGACGAGGTCTTTGCCGAAAGCATGGCAGATCCGGCGAACCTCGTTCGGTTCGCGTCCGAGGCGCAACGGTCGCTCTGGATGCTGACCGCCGAGACGATTTCGGCCCGCAAACCCGACGGCTCGATCCACCTTTACGGAAACCGTTACTGGCATCTGGCACTCAACAACTGGATCGGCAAGAAGCTCACCGTGCGCTTCGATCCGTCCAACCTGCATGGCGCCGTCAAGGTCTACGATCCCCAAGGGCGGTTGATCTGTGATGCGGCCTGCGTTGAGGACACCGGATTCGATTGCCAGAACGCTGCCCGCGACATCGCACGCGCCCGCAAGACCAAGCAGAACGCCGACAAAGCGGCTCTCGATAGCGCACGGCGTCTGTCTGACCTGCAGCTGAAGGAACTGATGGGACGGACCCGCGACAAGCCTGCACCGGCAAAGCCCAGCCGCCCCGTCGTCACCCGACTGATCACGCGCACGCCTGTGGCGGTTGCTCAACCAGAGCCGGAGATCATCGACGACAGGCAGTTTGAAGAGAATTTCGCACGAGGTCTCGCCCGCATCGCGGGCGGAGAGGGGGCGATTATCGAATTCCCGCAGGGGGATAAAACGACGGCGGGCCGTCGCGCACGCCGGAAATGACACTGACCCGCAATGTGGTCGGCAAATCAAAAAAAAGAGCGTGCAAATGCACGCCCAAGCCAAACAGGGGCAAAGTACATGAAAAAACCAATGAGCACAAACGGCGGCTGGGACTTTCCAAATCCGTCCGCCGAGTTTTTGGCCAAACATTCGGGGGATGACGTTGAGACCTGGCGCAGTTTAGTGGCGCAGGTGATTGAGGCAGCCAATGCAGGCGGCTTTACCAAGGCGGACGTTGCGCGCCGCGCTGGTGTCGCAGAGGGAACGTTCAGCCAGTGGGCTTCGGGAAAATATCCCGGTGTCCTCGCCAATGTGAATGCGCAGGTCAGCAAGTGGCTGGATGCTCTGGAGCAAAGCGCCAGTCTGTCTGCTGCCATGCCGACGTCACCGGATTTCGTGAAAACCAGCACCGGCGTGGATGTCTACAATGTGCTGCTCTACGCGCAGGTGACTGGCGGCTTTACCATCATCACGCTGCCCAGCGGTTTCGGCAAAACCACGGCAGCGCGGCAGTTTTGCCGGACCAGGCCGCACGCATGGATGGCTACGATATCGCCGCATACCAAGACCGTGCATGGGATGCTGATCGAACTGGCCTCTGAACTGGAGGTACTGGAACACAATCCGGCGCGATTGGTCCGGGCAATTGGACGTAAGTTGAACCGGGTGGGAGAGGGTTCGCTCCTCATCATCGACGAGGCGCAAAACCTGTTGCCTGAGGCGGTAAACCAGCTTCGACATTTCGTAGATGTCTACAAATGCGGTGTTTGCCTGATGGGTAACGAGGAGACCGCTGTCGCCTTCGTAAAGGATAAGGGCACCGTCAGCAGCAGGGCACAGGTCGCCACCCGTATCGACCGTCGACTGACGGGCGGCACGCACAATCCGCAGGACGCAACGGCACTGATTGCTGCCTGGAGCATTACCGACCCCGATTGCGTGCGGTTCCTGCAAAACGTGGCGACCAAGCCCGGATCTTTGCGCAACATCGACCGCACGATCAAGGCGGCGCAGATGTTGGCCCTTGGCGACGATGCGGATCTGGCGCTGACGCATCTGACGGCAGCATGGCGCAACCGCAATATCGGAGATCTCGCATGAGGTCTCTGAAACTATCCGACGCGCTCGGCCAGCTCATGGATAATTTCCAGTGCTTTGCGGATTTGCCGGGTGGCGCGATCGCCACCATCGACGGAGACGATGCTCGCCAATTTTATGCCGTGTTGCGCAGCATGCGAGCCATGGCGCTCAACATGGAGATCGAACTGGATTGCCATCGTGACATCGAGGCAAGCCGGGATCGCCGCGAAGCCGCTGATGCCGAAGCCACCAAGGCGCTGGGTGATCTGCTGGTCGAGGCTGGTGGCAAGATCTTGCGCCCCGATTTTCGGGGGCGGACATGACGAATATCCCGAAAGCATCTGACCTGCTCCGACTGGTCTGTGACCGGATCATTGAGCAACGGCAGACGGGCCTCTCCCTGACACCCGGAGCGACAGTGGCGTTCGCCACCAACCTGCGGACAGTGCACGAATTGGTGCTGCAGTTGGAAGAAGAGGTGGAAATTCTCGAAGAGCAGGTGCGCGTCATACAGACGCGCACGGCAGCCCCTGCCGCCCAGGACCCGCTGACCAGCAATGTCGTGCCACTGCCGCGCCGTCGCCGGTTCGCGGTCGTGCCTCCGTCGGATGGAGGTGATGCGGCATGAAAAAGCTCGTCGTACCCGTCGAGATCCCGGTGGATCAGTTGGTCGAGGCTATCGGCCCCCCTGTCATCAAGGCTCTGCGGGCGGCTGAGCGTGAAGAAGAGGCGGCGGCTCTGCACCGCCCTCCCATGCAGGCACTGACGCACGCAGCCCGTGCCCTTTGGCACGCGCTGAACCGCTACGAAACCAGCCAGGGGACACGCGATGAAAAGCGTGCGCTGAACGCTCTCCTGGCTGCCTCAAAGGGCGTTCGAAACGCCATCAAAACCATCAAGGAATAGAAAAAATGGAAGCTGTCATTCTCGAAGAGACCCGTAGCGACGGGATCACCATCATCAGCGGCCGTCCGTTCATGGAAGATGCCAAGGGCAATCTTCTACCGGTCGGCAATATCAAGCCGGAAGACAAGCTGCAGGACGAAACCGTCCGCAAGATCATGAAATACGCCATGGAGCTTTCGGCGCAGGTCGCCCGGTTTCGCGGTCATACCGTTGCCGATCTCGGCGCATTCGATGCGCTGCTCGCCCAGGAATACGGCGCAAAGATCGGGGGCCAGAAGGGCAACCGCACCTATCAGACCATCGACGGCAAGATGAAGGTGGTGGTGCAGGTGGCTGATCAGATCAGCTTCGGTCCGCAGTTGCAGATCGCCAAGGGGCTGATCGACGAGTGCCTGGTGGAGTGGTCGGCCGAGAGCCGCCCGGAGATCCAGGCCATCGTCACCCGCGCCTTCAACACCGACAAGGAAGGCCAGATCAACAAGTCTGAACTGTTCATGCTGCTGCGCCTCGACATCGAAGACGAGCGCTGGAACCGCGCGATGGAGGCGATCCGCAACTCGATCACCGTCACGGGCTCCAAGGAGTATGTCCGGTTCTACACCCGCCAGAGCGCTGCCGATGCCTGGCAGGCCGTGACCATCGATCTGGCCAAGGCATGAGGAGAATGGCGATGACGAAAAGATTTGTCTTTAACGTGACGACGCGGGTGGCCGTTTACATCGAGCCTGAGAAGCTTGCTCCCCTCATGCCTGAATTTAACGCCTCGATCTCCGATTTTGGCGATGGCGAAGATGCCTTGGAGCGTCATGCAGAACACATTGCACAGTTGGCGGCTCACGGCGTGTGCGACTTCAATCCCAATGATTTCGTTGAAGGATATGGCATCGTGAAGGACGCAGGGATTGATGTCATTGTCACGAACGACGTCATCTGCGAGCGTTTAGGAGGTGCAGCATGAACCACCTTTACGCTCGACTGAAAGCGGAGACGACTTGCCCCGTTTGCGGCTCGCCCGTTATGCCCATCACCCAACAGCAGGAACAGCTGCACATCGTTCGCTACCAGTGCAGCGCTGTTTTCGGGGTGAGCGACATCCTGCAGGTCGTCAACATCTACGATCCGTGCCCAACGCCTTCCCAGGTGGCTGCCAGCCATCTGATGACTGAGGCCGAATTGGCAGCTGAAAATCAGCATGAGCAGTCTCGTCAGGAGGTCGTTCTTTGATGAGTACGATCTATCTCTGCGAGGCATCTCGCCTGAAGAAGTATTCCGCCGCTGTGAAGGGCTCCCAGGCTGTCGTCACAATCGAAATCTCGGTTTCCGACCACGGCTCCCTTGGGTTCCTCCTGGAAGAACTTTCCAAAATTGAAAAAGCACAGAAGGCATGCGGCCTGACGCCGCCTAAGCCGACGAAGCCGTGAAAGGATCCCCTATGACATCCTCCATCGCAGCTATCCACGTCGCCAAGAAGCAGCTCGGCCTGGACGACGACACTTATCGCGCCAAGCTCGAAAAGATCACCGGCAAGGCCTCGGTCAAGCTGATGACCGAGGCCGAGCGCCAGACGGTGCTGACGGTGTTTCGCAACGAAGGCTTCGCGCCGGCTCCGGCCGGCGCAGGCAAACGCAAGTCGCTGACCGGAAAATTCGCCAAGAAGCTCCAGGCGCTCTGGATTGCGGGCTGGAACCTCGGTGTTGTCGAGAACCGTGACGATGCCGCGCTGCTCGCCTTCGTCACCCGGCAGACCGGGCTGGACCATGTCCGCTTTCTCCACCATGCCGACGATGCCCGCTCGGCCATCGAAGGCCTGAAGCGGTGGCTGGCGCGCGAGGCGGGCGTTAGCTTCGGGAATAACAACGGCTATGACTGGCTGTCGAGCGACGGGGCGAAGATCGCCTGGGCGCAGTGGAGGATCCTCTATCCCGGCTGCAGCCTGATCGTCCGTCAGGGTTTTGACCAGGAGGTGATGGCGCTTGCCGGTGATGACGTTCGGTGGATCGGGGATCTAACAGCCAGACACTGGCAGTTGGTAATGAACGCATTCGGTGAACGGGTTCGAGCGAGGAAGGGCGGTGCTTGATGCTTGGAGACCCCATGCTCGCGCAGTTTGCGTCACCATCCGTGCTTAGGAGGTTCTATAATCGTGGACCCGTAACCAAGGTAAACGGTGCGGTCTCCATCCAGCAGAAACTCTCCGCGCACACCGAATTCGACCGGACGTCTCGGAACTTCACTTTGCCAGCTGCAGCAGAAGGTCAAACCAACTTTCTCTGGCTGCATGTTCGGGCCACAGCCGGCGAGGCGCAACGGTATGTCAAATCTATGGGCGCGGTTTCTGGAAGCTCTAAGCAGGGAAATTATTGCGCTAGCAGTATCCTTTCCATCCTCAAACACGATGATGCCCTCACGATAATCAAGCGCCAGTTCATGGATCAACATCGGCCGACGATTATGATTCACGATCTCAATTACAATGGTGGCGTGAGAAGTAAATTCTTCGAAATCCCGTTGATAAACAGAGAAGGACGGAGGGATATCGCCGAGGACCGCGTCTGCTTGGCGCTTTGCTTGACGGGCAGAGTGAAGTGCAAAAGCTGCAGAAAGCAATGCGAACAATGCAGATGCTGCGGAAATCAGCAGATCGGGTTTAAGTTCAATCATTTCCCTGGTTTCCAAACATCTAAAGCTGTTGCCTATGATCCAGGCGCACAGCTTAAGCATAACCTCGCTCAACCCAAAGCCAAGGCTGTGGATAGGTACAGATCTCCCACAGACTCTAATCCTTCTATTTTTTCAGCAACAAGCGGAAAGGTGGATTCGTGATGGTCGCCTATGGCTTTAAATCATTTTTCGCCCCACAGATCGAGGACGGTACCAAGACCCACACGATCAGGGGCTATCGCCGCCGCCATGCCCATGTCGGCGAGCCTATCCAACTGTATCAGGGGATGCGGACACGCTACTGCCGGGCGATCATAGAGGACCCCGTCTGCATTGCGGTGTTGCCGATCGTGATCATGTCGACAGATCTGATAGATGCCGGCATTGCCTACATTGCCATCGATGGGCAGCCGCTGCATCGGGACGAGATCGAGCCTTTCGCCGCCTCAGACGGGTTTGATCCGTTGCGCCTGGCTGGCCATGCGCCGGCCAAGCTGATAGGCGCGACGGCACGCGAAACCATGGGGCGTTTCTGGCGGCAGAGCTATGGCCAAAGTGTCTTCCAAGGCGTTCTTATAAAGTGGGAGCCGCGCCCATGAGGAAGCCTCCCGCCAACCCAATGCCGGAAACCGGCTTCACCATTGCCGTCGTCACCGACCATGCTGTTCTTCGCTTCCTGGAGCGCAGGCACGGCATTGATGTCGAGGCGATCCGCGCAGAGATCCGCGACTTGTGCACCACCGGCGTCCGCTTTGGCGCTGCCAAGGTGATCGCGGATGGGATGAAGTTTGTCATCCAGGACCAAGATGTCGTGACCTGCTTCCGTGTTCAGCAGGGCAAGAGGATCTGATGATGACGCCCGCGCTGCCTCTTTTTCTCACGGACGATTTGAAGAGGCTGCGAGACCGGCGTGAAGCGCTTTTGAAGCGCCTTCAAACCATGCGCCCGCACGAGCGTGGCAGATATGAAAAACTCGGAGAATTGAAAGCCGTGACGAAGGAAATCCTGATCATCGAGCAGCAGTTGGAGGTGCGCCGTGGCTGAGATCCGCGTGCCCGCCCATATCCAGCCGTATGTGACGGCGATCGGCATCGAGCAGGCTATCGAATTCCTGCTCGCCTTCGGCGGCTCCTATGTCTATCTTTCGGAGAACCCTCAGAAGGGTTCGTCAGTCGCCGCAGAAATGGGGATGGACGCAGCTATGCGGTTGGCAGCAAAGGTCGGCTCTGGTGCTTTATACGTGCCGACAGCAAAGCCCTTTATCGCCAGCCATTTAAAGTATAATAAGGGCCTGAACACGAACGATATTGCCCGCAAGCTGCACACGACCCACAAGACAGTTAGCAAGTGGCTACGTTCCGGTGAAGCCAATCAACTCGATCTCTTCGATTATTGACCCGGTCACCCTACCGGCTGTTTTGACACGCCCATAACGAGCAAATTCGATCTCAGCAAAGCCGGTCTTGCCCGGCTTTTTTCTTTCGCTGGGAACGATCATGAACAACTGGCCGAAACAGTCCGCCGTCGCCGATTTCTACGGCAGCAATCTCAAAATCACCAAGGGTGTCGCCGGGCCTGATCCGGCCTGGGAGAAGGCAAACCTCGTGCTGGTGCCGATCCCGTGGAAGGCTGTTGCCGCTTGGGACGCCTCTCTGCCCATCAAATCCTTCCGCGTTCATGCCAAGTGCGCCGATAGCCTCGGCCGCGTCCTCGGCAATATCTGGGACGCGTTTTGGCGGAACCAGAAGAACATCGAGGGCGCTGGCATCCATCTGATCGGCGGCGGCTATAACTGGCGGCAGATGCGCGGCAAGGCTGCCCTTTCCATGCACGCCTATGGCTGCGCCGTGGATCTCGATCCGGCCAACAACGGTCTCGGCGATCCGACGCCCGACATGGATGAGCGTGTCGTGGATGCGTTTGAAGACGAAGGCTGGATCTGGGGCGGCCGCTGGTCGCCGCAGCGCCGCGACGGCATGCATTTCCAGGCGGCAATCGTATGAAGATCAGCATCAGACGGAAGGTGGCTATGACGGCGGTGCTGGCCAGTATCTATCTGGCCGTCTGCACCGGCGCATCGTGGATTGCCGGTCACGCCCTGCTGAATGCCGTTGTCGCCGCTCTCCTGGCCGTTCCCTTTGCGTGGCTGATCCGTGAGACTTGGAGCGACGACTGATGGAGCGGCCGTCCTACACCACCTCGAAACAATGGCTCTGGTGCTCCGGCGCTCTCGCCTGGGCGGTGATCCTGGCGCTGACGCTGTCGGCCTGCCTCGGCTCGGATCAGGCGGTCGCCTTCGGCACCATCGCCGTGCCGAGCATGGTTGGCCTGATCGTGGCGCTGCTCGGCGTCCACCGCGCCTTCGGTTCTCTGGACATGCGGGCGATGACGCGCGGCCCGAAGCCCGATCCGCCTTGTTTTGATCCTCCCGCCGGAGGTCAGTCATGAACCGTTATCTCGTGATCGGCCTCGGCGCTCTTGCGATTACCGCCGCTATCGTCTGGGGCGGGGTTGCTGCGGTCAGCAAGGTCGAGAGCCTGGTAGATAAAGCCGCAGCCTCGGCTCGCAGCGAGCGCGACAATTACTGGCGCGCCGAGATCGAGAAATCGAACGCGGCTGCCCAGGCAAAGATTGCCGAAACCCTCAAGCAAACCATGGCCGCACAGGATGCGGCCCGCGATCAGATCGAGGCCGCCAACCAGCGTGCCGATGCATTGGAGAAACAGAATGTGTCTTTGCCGGATGATGGCACTGGTGGCATTAGCCGCGCTCGCGTCCGGCTGCTCAATCAGCGCTGACACCCCGCCCGTCGTCAAGACAGTCTATGTCGAGCGCGAGGTCCCGGAGGCATCCAAGGTGCCCTGCGCCGCCCCTGTTTCGCTGCCGGATCGGCGGCTGAGTGAGCCGGAAAGCGCGACCTATTGGGGGCAAGATCGGACGGCGCTGCGCACCTGCGAGGCCCGTCGCGCCGCTGCCGTCTCGGGGGGCGCCAATGTTCAGTAATGCCCATTTTGAATTGGCCGAGGAACGGGTGGAGCAAGAGCGAGAGGCGCAGGTCGCGGCAGCCCGGGCGGATCTCCGGAGGGATGGCGCAGACGAGTGCGTCGATTGCGGGCAGCAGATCCCGCTGGCGCGCAGGCGCGCCTATCCGGCTGCTTCGCGCTGCATCAACTGTCAGACCGAGATCGAGCGGGAGGTGTATTGCCGATGATCCTCGATTTGACAGCTATTGCGAGCTTTATTGCCGTTGCACTTTCCGGTCTCAATCTGCTGGCCTTGATCCGCAACATGTTGTCGTCCGGCGAGCGAAAACTGGATGAGAGGATCACCAAGGTTGAGGGCACCCTGATTGAACATGACCGCCGTGTTCAGGCTGTTGAGGGGGAGCTGAAGCACATGCCCGACAAGGAGACAGTCCAGAAACTCCAGCTGGATATGGCAGAGATGAAGGCTCAACTGACTGCCATGGTGAAGGCGACGGAAGCGACGGAACGGGCGACGCGCCGGGTCGAGGATTTTTTGCTGAAGCGTGGGGCTGACTAATGAGTGATTTCAACGAGTTTTTGACGGAGGATGCGCGCCTGGTCGTTCTCAAGGCCTTGGCGCAGGAGAGCAACGCGACCCTGAATGAAACGATCTTGACCCGCATACTGGAGATGTTCGGGCATAATCGGTCGCGTGAGTGGGTGCGGACCCAGCTTTCAAAGTTGTCAGAGCTTGGGGCCGTGCGCACGACGCAGGCCGGGAGCGTGGTCATCGCATCGCTAACCCAGGCTGGTCTCGATCACGTGGAGCGCCGGTCGTTCATCTCTGGCATCGCCAAGCCGTCGCTGGGGGGCTGACGTATGGCCGGCCGAGGACGTCTTTCCAATCTCGACCAGTTGCCCGAGGAGGCGCAGGACGATCTGATCTGGGCGATCAGTGAGCTAAACCAGCGCCGGCGCTCCCAGGCTGATATCCTGTTCGAGTTCAACGATCGGCTTGAAGCCAAAGGCATCGAGCCTGTTTCCAGGTCGGCGTTCAATCGCCGCGCTACGCGTCTGGCAAGGCGAACCATGCAACTGGAAGAGCGCCGGTTTATCTATGCCGGGGTTGCCGAGCGTCTGACCCCCGACGAAGTCGGCAAGACCGATCTCGTGCTTGGTGAGTTCCTGAAAACCCTGATCGACGATCTCCTGGACAAAGAAGAGATGGGGACCAAGAACGCCATGGAACTGGCGAAGGCCTATAAGGAGACGCTGGTCGCGCAACGCCATTCAATTGAGTTGCGCCGGAAGGCCGAAGAGCAGGCGAAAGCCAAGCTTATCAAGGCCGTCGATCAGGTCGCTGGGGCTGTCCAATCTGGTGAAAAGCCGGACGGCCAGGAAGTCTTGCGCAAGATCCGCGAAGACATCTACGGGATCTTTGAAAAATGAAGTCCCCAGCCGTTCCTCTTTATGGCTACCAGCAGCGCTGGCTGCTCGATCGCTCACGCTTCAAGCTCGGCATGTTCGCCCGCCAGACCGGTAAGACCTTTACGACCACGCTGGAGACGGTTGACACCTGCTTTGAAGCCGCCGTGTCCGGAAAGCGTGAGCGTTGGGTGATCCTGTCGCGCGGGGAGCGTCAGGCGCGCGAAGCGATGAACGAGGGGATCAAGGTCCATTGCAAGGCCTATGATCTCGCTTTTCAGGAGGCGGAGTTCGATTGGGAAGGCGAGAGCGGCACCCACAAGGCGCTGGAAGTGACGCTGCCGCATGGCTCGAAGATCACTGCGCTGCCGGCCAATCCCGATACGGCGCGCGGCTTTTCCGCCAATGTGTTTCTGGACGAGTTCGCCTTTCATAAGGACAGCCAGCAGATCTGGCGGGCGCTCTTTCCCGTCATCTCCAAGGGCTGGAGCATTCGCGTTACCTCGACCCCGAACGGCAAGAGCAACAAGTTCTACGAGCTTGCGACCGGACCGGAGAGCGATCCCTGGAGCCGTCATATTGTCGATATCTATCAGGCCGTCCGCGACGGGCTGCCGCGTGACATCGAAGAATTGCGCGCGGGTCTGGCGGACGAGGATAGCTGGGCGCAGGAATTCGAACTGAAATGGCTCGATGAGGCAAGTGCCTGGCTCTCCTATGAGCTGATTTCCTCCTGCGAGGACGAGAAGGCCGGTGATCCGGAGGGCTATCAGGGCAATGTCTGCTTTGTCGGGCGCGATATCGGCCGGCGCGAAGACCTGCATGTCATCTGGGTTTGGGAGCAGATCGGTGACGTCCTTTGGGAGCGGGAGCGCATCGAGCAGAAGCGCGCCACCTTTGCCGAGATGGACGAGGCCTTCGACGATGTGATGCGGCGCTACCGGGTCGGCCGGGCCTGTATCGACCAGACCGGCATGGGCGAGAAGGTGACCGAAGACGCGCAGCGCCGCTATGGCAGCCGCATCGAAGGCGTGCTGTTTACCGCGCCCAACAAGCTCGTCATGGCGACACGCGGCAAGGAGCGGTTCGAGGATCGTACCGTGCGTATCCGCCAGGGCGACCAGAAGCTTCGGGCCGATCTGCACAAGCTGCGCAAGGTGGCGTCTGCCACAGGTGCGCCGCGCTTTGTCGCCGAGCGCGATGACGACCATGCCGACCGCACCTGGGCGGCCTTCCTCGGCATCCACGCCGCCGATGGGCTGGTTGGCGAATATGCCTATCAGCCGGCCCCAGCGCCGAAACCCCGATTTTCCGAAAGCCAGACCGAGGATGAACAGCCCTACCGGATGGCGTCGATGCGCAACAAACGCGGAGGCTATTGATGGCCCAGGTTCTCGACCAGTACGGCAACCCGATCCGCCCGACCCAGATGAAGCAGGAGCAGGCCGCACCGACCGTGATCGGCGTGCGCCGCCCGGTCGGCAATCATCAGGCTCCGGGTCTCACGCCGCCCAAGCTTGCCCGCATCCTGCGCGAATCGCTCGACGGCGATCCAGAGCGCTATCTGGAACTGGCCGAGGATATGGAGGAGCGCAACGAACATTATGCCGGTGTTCTCGGTGTCCGCAAACGGCAGGTCTCGGGGCTGGAGATCACGGTGGAGGCGGCAAGCGATGCCGCCGACGATGTCGCTGCTGCTGATCTCGTGCGCGATGTGATTGACCGCGACGACCTTGAGGATGAGCTGTTCGATATTCTCGATGCTGTCGGCAAAGGGTTTTCAGCAACTGAGATCATTTGGGACACGTCGGAGGGCCAGTGGACGGTCGACGCGCTGAAATGGCGTGATCCGCGCTGGTTCGTGTTCGACCGCAATGATGGCGAGACACTGCGCCTTCGCGGTCCAGCGGGTGACGAGGATCTATGGCCGGCCAAATGGATCGTCCATCGCTCCAAGATCAAGTCCGGCCTGACGATCCGGGGCGGGCTGGCGCGCTCTGCCGCCTGGGCCTATTTGTTCAAGACGTTCACTGCGTCTGACTGGGCGATCTTTTGCGAGGCCTACGGTCAGCCGCTTCGGATCGGGAAATACGGCGAGAACGCGTCTGAAGAGGACAAAGCTATCCTGCTTCGCGCCGTCTCTTCGGTGGCCTCAGACTTTGCCGCCACGATCCCTGAGGGCATGCTGATCGAGTTCGTCCAGGCGTCAATCACTGGCAGCATCGACCTTTATGAGCGGCGCGCCGACTGGCTTGATCGCCAGATCTCCAAGCTTGTCTTGGGCCAGACCGGGACGACGGACGCGCAGGCGGGCGGCTATGCGGTCGGCAAGGTGCATGACGGTGTGCGCGAAGATATCGAGCGCGCCGATGCCCGTCAGCTTGCCGCCACGCTGAACCGCGATCTCATTATTCCGCTGGTCTCGCTCAACCTCGGGCCGCGCAAGAAATATCCGAAGATCCGTATCGGCCGTCCGGACGAGACCGATATCAACAATCTGGTTTCGAACGTCGTCAAGTTGGTGCCGCTGGGCCTGAAGGTGGGCATGTCGACCATGCGCGACAAGCTCGGTCTACCCGATCCCGACAAGGATGAGGAATTACTCATGCCCCGCGCCGCAGCGCGCGCGCAGCCATCTGACCAGCAAGACCAGCCATTACCGACAGCCATAGCCGCGCAAAGCCAAGCTGCTGCGGCCAATCATGATGCGATTGATCTTGCATCTGCCAGGATCACGGACGACAACTGGCAGGAAATGACCCCGCCCGTAGTCGATGGCCTGGCCGAAGCGTTGAGTGGGGCAGCCTCGGTCGAGGAAGCGCAGGCCATCATGGCGCGCCACGTCAGCGCCATGGGCGTCAATGCCTTCGTGCAGCAGCTCGCCCGCGCGGCGTTTGCGGCGAGGATCTCCGGAGAAGCTGACGAGGCCCTTTCATGACCGCGACGATCGCGGCACTCAAACCTGAAGACGCGATCAAGGCGCTGAAAGCACGCGGTGAAACGCTGGCTCCATCCTTCTCATGGCAAGATGTCTACGCAGAGGAACATGCCCAGCAGCTCACGGTCGCAAAATCTGCTGGCTTCGACATCCTCACGGATCTGTTCGACGGCCTTCAAACCAGCCTTGCAGAGGGAAAGACATTCCGGGACTTTGCCAGCCAGATCACGCCGATCCTGCAGGCCAAGGGCTGGTGGGGTGTACAGCAGGTCACTGATCCGCTGACCGGCGAGCGCCGTAAAGCGCAGCTCGGCTCGACCAGTCGCCTGCAACTGATCTTCAACGCCAATATGCGTGTGTCCTATGCGGCAGGGCATTGGGCAGCCTTTGAGCGTAATAAGGCCCGCCGGCCCTGGCTGCGTTATGTGTGCATTCTTGATGACCGGACCCGACCGGAGCATCGCAAGCGGCACAATCTCTGCCTTCCGGTCGATCATCCCTATTGGGACACCTGGGCACCGCCTTGCGGGTGGAATTGCCGCTGCACCTTGCAGAGCCTGTCGGATCGGGACGTCGAACGCATGCGGGGCGAGCTGAAGTTTACGCCGCCCGATGATGACTTCGTCGCCTTCACCAACAAGCGCACAGGTGAGATCCGGATGATCCCGCGCGGCATCGATCCAGGCTGGGATCATAATCCCGGCAAGGCGGGATACCGTGCCTTCGACGCGGCCGAGAAGCTGATCGCCGCGCCGCCTGTCATGGCCGCCCAGGTCAACAAAGATCCGGACTGGCTGATCAAGCCACTGGGCGACGACTTTGCCCGTTGGTTCGATGCGGCGACGGCCGGCGGGCGCGTCGATCGCTCGATCGTCGTCGTCGGTGCTTTGTCGGACGATGTCCTGTCGTCGCTTGCCAAAGGCGGGATCACGCCGCAGTCCGGTGCGATCACCCTGACGCAGCAGGTAGCGCTGCACATGGTGCGTGACGCAAAAGCGGGCGCTGGCAAGGCGGTTGATATGGCCGCTCTGCGGCAGTTGCCCTTCAATCTCAACCGGCCTCGGGCGGTGCTGCGCGACAGGCGCGATGGTGCGCTTCTTTATGTCTTCGATAGCGGCCAAGATCCGCGCCTGGCGAAGGTCGTGGTGAAAATCGATTTTGCTGACAAGGGCCGGCCACCTGGGGGAAAGGCGCAAACGATCGTCACCAATTCAATCCGGACGGCTGGTCTGGTCGAGACGCGCGTCCTGACCGACAAAAACACCTACGACCTGATGAGCGGAACGATTTAGGAGATGTGGCCATCAAGGGGGTACGCCACTCTCCCCGTAACAGTAGCCTGCGTTGCAGGGCACCAAACCGGACGTGCGATTTCCCGGTTGTCATGATGGCCACAAAGTCAAAATACGCGTCACGGGCATGGAATTCAAGGAGGCCCGATTTAAGCGCCACAGACGCGCGTGGAGCGCTCTTTCGGGCGGTGGCGCGCGCCGAACCCGAAAGAGCGCTCCACGGGCTTCAAACCGGCTTCAAAATCGAAGCCTTGCCTCATCCCTCGATCATGATATGAGTTTCCTGTCCGCTTCGGATCAGGTCGCGCTCATCCGGTCACCCTACCGGCTGTTTTCAAATTGAGCGCCGGGGCAATCTCGCCCCATGACGAAACGCACCCAAACACTCTTTCCCGGCCTTGTCGCCGCTCACTCCATGATGCTGTCCGACACAGCGTTGCCGGCTGATGGCGCGTCGGGTCGCTGGATCATGTTGTTGCCGATCGGATCGTTTTCCGGCCGGGATGGTCGCGGTCCTTATTCGGTCGACGGCATGGACGGCATGCAGGCGGTGATCGCCGCGACCGCGCAGCGCGCTGGCAGCGCCGACCTCGTGGTCGATTACGATCATCAGACGCAGTTTGCGGCCGTTCCGGGTGTCGGCGGGCAAGCGCCGGCAGCAGGCTGGATCAAGCAACTCCAAGCCCGTGCCGACGGTCTCTACGGCCTCGTCGAATGGACGGCAAAGGCTGCGCAGTCCATTCGCGCCGAGGAATATCGCTACATCTCTCCGGTCTATCAGCACGATAAGAGCGGTCGGGTGCTGCGGCTGATTTCCGCCGGCCTTACCAACGTGCCCAATCTCGATCTTGCGGCCGTGGCCGCCAGTGCTCAACCCAACCAGGAACACGATATGAAAGCGATTGCTGCCGCCTTGGGGCTTTCCGAGGACGCGGATGAGAACGCTATTCTCACCGCGATCAACAGTGTGCTGACCGGCAATGCGGCCATTGCCGCTGCCGCCGGCCTTCCCGCCTCCGCCAAGCCGACCGAAATTGTCACGGCGATCCAGTCGGCCCGCGGCGAGGTCGACCCGACGCGCTTCGTGCCGATTGAGCAGGTCACGGCTCTGCAAACTGGTTTGAAGACCCTTCAAGCCAAGATTGAAGGGGAAGAAGCCGAGACCGCAGTCAACCGGGCGATCACCGAAGGCAGACTTGCGCCGGCGCTCAAAAACTGGGGCCTGGACCTCCACAAGAAGGACCCGGCGGCCTTCAAGGCTTTCGCCGATGCCTCTCCGGTTCTGACTGCCACGCAGCGTGCCGGCGTCACGCCACCTGTCGCGGGCTCGGAAACGGAGCTGACGAGCGAGGATCTGGCGGTGATGAGCCAAATGGGTCTCAGCAAGGAAGCCTTCCTCAAGGCCAAGAAAGGTGGTGATGCATGACGGCGCTGACCGAAGATCGCAACACGCCCCAGCGTTCTGGCGATAACCGCAACTTTCCGGTCAAGGGGGCAACGACGCTCTTTGCCGGATCTATGGCGGCGATCGATACGACTGGCATGCTGGTGCCGGCCGGCGCCACCGCCACCTTGAAGATTGTCGGTCGCAACGAGCGCCGGGTCGTCAACGCCGGTGCAGACGGCAGTGTTCGTGCTGACGTCAAAACCGGGGTCTTCCGTTTTGGCAATTCGGCATCGACCGACGCCATCACCTTGGCCGATGTCGGATCGAGCTGCTATGCGGTCGACGATCAGACGGTCGCCAAAACCTCCAATTCTTCCGCGCGTCCCGTGGCCGGCACGATCTTCGATGTCGACGATGACGGCGTGTGGGTCAAATTCTCCTAAACGAGGCCGTCCATGCTGATCACGCGTCAATCTCTCCAGTCGGCTTTTGTCGGCTTCAATGCAGCTTTCCAGGCTGGTCTTGGAATGGCTACTCCGCAATGGGCGCGGATCGCGACCCTGATTACCTCGACCACCAAGACGCAGGAATATGGCTGGCTCGGCCAGTTCCCCGGCATGCGCGAATGGATCGGCGACCGCGTGGTCAACGGTCTTGCCAGCCACGGTTATACGCTGACCAACAAGTCCTATGAGACGACGATCGGCGTCGACCGCGACGATTTCGAAGACGACAATCTCGGCATTTATGGGCCGATGTTCCAGCAGCTTGGCCAGAACGCAGCGCTCTTTCCCGACCAGCTTGTCTGGGGGCTCCTGAAGAACGGCTTTGCCACGAAGTGCTATGACGGCCAGTATTTCTTCGACACCGATCATCCGGTGCTCGATGCCAAGGGCAACGTCAATTCGGTGGCCAATACCGATGGCGGCAATGGCACGGCCTGGTTCCTGATCGACGATACCCGCGCCTTGAAGCCGCTGATCTACCAGAGCCGCAAGCCCTTCACGAACCTGATCCGTAAAGACCAGGAGAGCGACGACAACGTCTTCTTCAAGAAGGAATATGTCTACGGTCTCGATGGCCGCTGCCAGGTCGGCTTCGGCTTTTGGCAACAGGCCTGGGGCTCGAAGCAGACGCTGGATGCCACCAGCTACGAGGCGGCCCGCGTCGGCCTCGGCAGCCTGAAGGCCGATTACGGCAATCCGCTCGCCATCAATCCGCGCCTGCTGATAGTGCCGCCGTCACTGGAAGGCGCGGCCCGCAAGATCGTCGGCAACCAGCTGACCGACAATGGCGGCACCAACCAGTGGTACGGCACGGCCGAGGTGCTGGTCTGCCCTTGGTTGGCGTGATCAGGCTCGTTTGATCTCAACCATCGCCTCCCAAGGCAAGGAGCCGTCAGCTTTGGCTGGCGGTTCCTGATGCAAGAGCCGGCTTCGACGGCTTTTCCACCAGGAACCGAAAAGGAAAAATCCATGGCTGTGAAGAAAGACGACAGTGCCGTCAGTGCCCAGGAGAGTTGGCTGGAGAAGGTCGGGAACCTGACCGAAAGCGAGTTCAAAAAGCTCTATCCGTTGACCCATGCGTTGATGCTTGCCTGGGATAAGACGGTCGAGCCTGTGCTGCGGGTGATTTCGTCTGTCCCGGGCTTCCGGCGCGGCGGCATTGTCCATACCGCCGAACCTGCCCTCCACGACCTGACGGATCTACATCCGGAAAATATCGAGCAGATCCTCGCCGAGCCGGCTTTGACCGCCGAGTTGGTCGAGAAGCCAGTCGTGTCTGACGCTGCCGATACCAAGACGGAAGCCTAAGGGGCCGCAATGACCTATTGCACGAAGCAGGATCTGATTGACCGATTTGGCGAAAAGGAACTGATCCAACTGACCGATCGTGTCAATTCGCCTGCTTCGGCAATCGACGATACCGTGGTCGAGCGCGCGATTGCGGACGCAACCGCGCTTGCCGATGGCTACATCGGCAAGGCTTACAGCCTGCCGCTTGTAACCGTGCCCGAGGTGCTGACGAAGCTGACCTGCGACGTCGCTCGCTACTATCTGCACTTCAAGGGCGTCGAAAAGGACAGCCCCGTCCAGCGGGCTTACGATCAGGCGGTTTCTTTCTTCAAGGACGTTGCCAAGGGCCTCGTGCAACTGGTTGAGACCGAAACCGGCGGTGTGCCGCCCGCATCTGGCGGTGGACAGGTTAAAGTCGTTGCGGCCACCAAAGTCTTTTCCCGCCAGTCGCTGAGAGGATATTGAAATGGCCGGCGCCTCCATCGAGATCCGCGACGGACTGACGCCCACGCTGGAGCGCCTCGTCACCGTGGCGGACAATCCGGCTGCAATCATGGGCGATGTCGCGGCCTATCTGCTCACCTCGACCCAGCAGCGCTTCGAACAGGAGATTGGGCCGGACGGGCAGAAGTGGAAGCCGCTGAAGGCGAGAACCGCCAGTGTCCGCGCCGGGCGTGGACGCAAGATGCGCGGAACGGACCATATCTTGCGAGACACGGTACGGCTTTATAGCTCGCTGTCGACGAGTTCCGATGCCAGCAGCGCCACCATTGGCACCAATGTCGAATATGCCGCGATCCACCAGTTCGGGGGCGTGATCCGGCAGACAGCCCGGTCCCAGAAGCTCAGCCTGAAGCGCATTCGCGGCTCGAAGAAGGTTCGCTTCGTTAAAGCCGGAACCAAGGGGGCGACCGAGCTTGAGGCGATCATCGGCGCGCGTGAGATCACCATTCCGGCCAGGCCCTATCTCGGTATCAACGATGCCGACCGGGCCGAGATCGCCACTATCATCATGACCGACTTCGGAAAGGCTGTGGAATGATCGTCTTTGAAATCATCGACCGGCTGAAGCAGGCAGGTACGCCCTTCGTCATCGTTGAGGGCGCAAACGAACTGGCGCAGGTCAAGGACCGACCGGGGAACGCCCCTGCCGCCTATGTCTTCGTCAGCGGCGAGGCTTCCGAAGACAATCAGCGGGCAACCGGCCCGATCCTGCAACGCACCGCCGTCGACATCTCCGTGGTGATCATCACCGAAAATGCCGGCGGCGCGGAAGATGCCGCCCGCGACATCGAGACCTTGAAGGCGTTCGCCCGCAACCGGCTCCTGGGCTTCACGCCTGCCGATGCCGAGCCGCTGGAGCATATCACCGGGCGGCTGCAGCAGGCCAAGGACGGGATGGTCTGGTTCGAGGACGTGTTCGGGACTGCGTTTTACCAGGAGGAACAGCCATGACGAACCCGCAGACCGGCGGCAGCTATCTGCGCAATCCGGACGGCAGCCTGACCCGGGTCTCCACCGAGGAGGTCACAGGGGGCGAGCACGATCTTGCTACAGCCGAACAGTCGGACGAAGCGCCGGCAGAAGACGAAACCAGCGCCAAGAAGGGAAAGGCCTGAGCCATGACGAAATACGCACGCAACAAGGCCCTGCTGGTGAAGCTTGAGGCGACCTATGGCGAGGATGCCGCCCCGACCGGCGCGGCCAATGCCATGCAGGCGGGGAATTTCAATTTCGAGCCGCTGCTCGGTACCGATGTCAGCCGCGACCTGATCCTTCCTTACATGGGCCATCAGGGTGTGATCCTGACCGGCAACTATGCCCGCGTCGCCTTCGATGTCGAAGTGGCAGGCTCGGGTACGGCCGGAACCGCTCCGGCCTGGGGCGTTCTGATGCGCGCCTGCGGCATGGCCGAGGTGATCACGGCCGCCACCGACGTCAAATACACACCAATCTCTGGCGGGTTCGAAGCTGCCTCGATCTATTTTGTCAATGACGGCATCAAGCATGTGCTGCTCGGCGCACGCGGCACCTGGAAGCTCTCGATGCAGCCGAGCCAGATTGCCCGCTACAGCTACACGCTGACCGGCCTTCTCGGCACGATCACCGATGATGCCAACCCGGCGATCGACGTCACCAAGTTCATCAAGCCGGTTCCGGTCTCCAAGGCAAACACCACGTTCTCGCTGCTGGGCTATGCCGGGGCCTGCGAGGCGTTTTCCTTCGATCTGGCGGGCGATATCCAGCCGCGCCTGCTGATCAATGAGGAAAGTATCGAATATACCGACCGGCAGATGACCGGCGAGGCGACGATGGCAACGACGTCTCTGGAAACGGTGGACTGGTTTGCCGCGGCCCAGGCGCACGAGACCGGCGTGATGGCTGCCCAGCATGGCAAGACTGCGGGGAATATCGTCCAGTTCGATGCGCCGCGCGTGCAGATCGGCCGCACGACTTATGGGGAGACCCAGAAGATCCTCAACAACAAGATGCCGCTAATGTTGCTGCCGACTGCCGGTAACGACGAATTCACCATCACCGTCAAGTAGGCCCTGAAGGGCTCTCAAAAAGGCTTTGAAGCATGTTCAAACTGGTACCCGTTCTCACCGCCTGGTGGCCTGTTTCCGTGTTGGAACCGGATAATGACAATCCCGGTACGCTGAAGGAGGAGACGTTCGAGGTCGAGCTGGCAATTCGCGGCAAGGACGAACTGAAGGCATATGACGACAAGCGGGCCGCCCTCGTCAGGCAGCTCCCGACAGCTGATGAATTTGCAGCAGACTACATGGCTGCCCAGGACAAGGCCGACGCCATCGGCAAACAGATCGAGGAGCATGACCGGGACATGTTCCACCTGATGGTCACCAACTGGCGCGGCATTATCGATGCCAACGACCAGGCGCTGCCGTTCAGTTCCGAAAATCTGGATCTGGCGCTTGGCTTCGATCGCATTCGCGTGGCTCTTAATCGCGCCTACCAGGAAGCCGTTTCCAACGACAAGGCCCGATTGGGAAACTTGAAGAACTAGCCCAGAGCTGGGCGCGGCATCGGACCGGCAAGATCGACCGGACGAAGCCACAAGCCATGACCGAGAGCGTGCGGGACGAGTTCGCGGCCTTCGGTCTCCAGGTGGCATCGGATGACACCGGCGGCGACGAGGATTGCGATCCGGTCGCCGCCTGCAATTGGGACAGCCTGATGGCGTTCCTGGCGTGCGACACGCAATGGCGCGTCGTCGGTGTCGGGCTTGGCGGCATGGTCTGGATCGGCCTCGATTATACCGCCTGCGACGTCGTGTTCCGCAGGGGCAAATATGCCGATCGGGTCTGGGATGATTTGCGGGTGATGGAGGAAGCGGCGCTGCCGATCCTCAACAGCGGAGATGATTGATGGTCGCCCCTTTGAAACTTGCTGCCACCGTCACGCTCGATGCCAGCCAGGTGCCAGCCGGCGCGCAGGCTACAAAGCAGGCGCTGGCCGGCATCGGGACTGAGGCGGCGGCCAGCGCGACCAAGGTGCAGGCGCTGATCGAGCAGCAAGCCGGCCTGTCTCGTCCGGCCGCCAACACCAATTCGCGCGCCGCTGAAATCGCTGCCTATGGCGCCGAACTGGATCGGTTGCAGGCGAAGTTCGATCCGATGTTTGCTGCCCAGCAGAAGTATCAGAACGCTCTGCAGCAGATCGACCAGGCGCAACGGATGGGCGTGATTTCCGCGTCCCAGGCGATTGACCTGAAGCTGAAGGAGACAAATGCCTATAACGCGCTGGCATCGGCTGCCGGCAATGCTGCGGCCGCCAACAAACGCTATGCGGAGGCGGTGGTTGCCAAAGCCACGATTACGCCGGATCGCGGTGCGGATATCGCTGCTTATGGGCAGGAACTCGATCGGTTGCGAGCGAAGTACAATCCGCTTTATGCAGTGACAATCAATTACAAGTCGGCGGTGGCTGAGATTCGCCAAGCCCATGCGGCAGGTGCGATTTCCGCCGATGAAATGACGACAGCAATCAGCCGGCAGCGGCAGGCGACCCTTGCCTCGATCGATGCGATCAAGGGGCGTAATACGGCGATCAAGGCCGGACAGGGCGGTGCAAATACCTCGTTTGCTGCCACAAGCACGATGTACCAGTTCCAGGACATCGCTACGACCGCTGCCATGGGCATGAGCCCTGCTATGATCGGCTTGCAGCAGGGCAGCCAGATAGCCGGAAGCTATGCCGGCATGTCGATGAAGGAGGCGGCCAAGACCACCGGTGCGGCGCTCACCTCTCTCCTCAGCCCGACATCGATGGCGGCGATCGCGCTCACCGCCGGGGCTGCTGCCGCGATCCAGTTCGGCATGAGCCTTTCGCAATCCAGCAAGGATGCCAAAAAACTTGAGGACGTGCTGGGGAGCCATGCGGCGACGGTTGAGCGGTTGCGAAAACAGTATGGCGATCTCGGTTCCGCGATCAAATCCGCCATGCCGATCGGCGGCGCGGGCTTTACCGATGCCTCCGCCCGAAACGAGATTGCCACGCTGGAAACGGCGATCAAGAAGCAGTCCGAGAGCCTGGCTACAAGCTTCGGCGGTTCACTGAAGGGAGGCTTCTTCGGCTCGTCAACAGCCGGACTGGATAAACTGCTGGCAACCACCAACTCTCCTTTCCAGAAGCAGATCAATGATCTGCTTGCTTCAGTTCGGTCGGGAAAAGGCGATTTGGGTGCCTTTGAGGCTCAGACAGAAGCCGCCTTTAACGAACTGCGCAAGTCCAGTGATGCGCCGGCCAAGTTGAACGCGGAGATGGAGCGGCTGACGGCCGCCGCGCAGGATGCCTTTTCCGTTTCGCCGAAGTTCGAGCCGTTCCAGGCCGAAATCGCCAAGCTGACCCTCGGCCTTAAAAACGGCAATGCCGACCTCTCTGATTTCGCGACCAATGTCAGCCGGATCGGCCAGCTGAATGGCCTTCAGAAGGTGGCCGACGAGGTGATCCTGGCTTCGAAGGGGGCCGTAGAGCTGGCCGAGACCTTGCGCGAGGTCCGGGCAATTATCCAGCAGATGGACCGGGAAGACACCCGCTCCGGACTGTCAGCCCAGCGCGAGACGGCGCGCTATGTGAACCTTCGGGACGCGTCGGCCAGGGAGGCCGACACCAAATTTGCGGCCGAGCAGCAGATGGCTCTGGCGCGGACCAATGCGGAGAAGTTGGCAGCGATCGAGGCCCGGGTGCGCGCCTCGGCCCGCCAGGATGGCGATAGCGGCGGCGGACTACAAGCGCGGATCGACCGGGAACTGACGGCCGAGCGCAACAGACAGGCCGTCGAGGCGCGCAATGCAGCGACCGCGCGCGCCCAAAGCCTCGACCAGACCATAGCCCAACAGCGGCTTGAACTTTCCTTGGTGGGCCAGACGACGGCGGCGCGGGAAGAGCAGCTGTTTGCCGAGCAGCAGATCATGGCGATCAAGCAGGAGGCCGCACGAACCGGCACGGCAGTCGATCAGCAGGAAATAAACCTCATCCGGCAGAAGGCTGCCGAATATGGGAGGCTGAAAGGTCAGATCGAGGCGGCAAATGCCGTCAAAGATTTGACGACGACGAATGCCCGTTTGCAGTTTCAGGTCGGGATTGCAGGCAATAGCAAGGCCGACCAGGAAGCGCTGCTCGCGCAATATGATCTGGAAAAGAAGATCCGCGAGATCGGCGCGTCGGGTGACAAGGCCGAGGCTCTGCGCCGGGCGACCGCAGCACAGATCGCCTATAACGCCCAGCTTTCGCGGACATCTGAAGCCTGGTCAAAGGTGCGCTCCAGCGCTGAAGGCGCGATCGATGGCATCGTCGACGGTCTGGCATCTGGAAAGCCGGGCGATGCGCTGAAGTCTATCTCGGCCGATATCCAAAAGACGTTTCTGTCGCTGGCCGTCTCCAATCCGCTGAAGAATGCGTTGACTGGATCCAATTACGGTACTCTGTCTGACGTGGGTGGCGTGAAAGGCATTTTCGGCAAGTTGTTCGGTGGAGGCCAGTCAGTCGGCCAGATGGCGGTCACGGCCGGCACGGTGATGATCAATGGCGGAGTGTCTGGTACCGGCATTGCATCTGCCGGGCTGCAGGCGGCCAACAGCAATGGTACAGCTACAGCGCAGTCGAGCACCTTGGCCGGTCTTGGCCAGTCGATGTCTTTTGGGGGCAATTATAAGGGTGCCGGCGTCGATCCTCGTTTGACCGACATTCTCAACACGGCGGCCCAGCGCACGCCTGGGTTCAAGGTCGATGCGATTTCGGGCGTTCGCGCCGGAGATCCGCGCTTCCACGGTCAGGGCCTCGCGACAGACATCCAATTGACGGATCTTGCGACCGGCAAGCAGCTCGGCAATTACCAGGACGCCACCAGCTTCTCTGCCTATGAAAAGTTCGCCCAGACGGCGCGCGCCGTTCAGATGGAAAAATACCCGGAGCTGGCCAACCAGTTCCGCTGGGGCGGCTATTTTGGTGGAGGGAAGGGTACCTATGGTGCTTTGGACACCATGCATTTTGACCTCGGCGGAAACAAGGTCGGGATGGGTGGCGGCTCTTGGGACAAGGGCCTGACCTCGGCGCAGGCATCACTGTGGCCGGGTATCGAGTCATCTGGATCGAAGGCCGTTACGGCGTTGAATCAACTGGCAACGGGCAGCGCCGGCGCAACTCAGAACCTGGGTGTCTTTGGCAATGGTCTGAGCCAGTTGGGTAATGGGCTGGCCAGCCTGCTGTCCGGCAACGCTTCCGGCCTGTCGTCCTCGATCCTGTCCAGCCTGACGTCGAGCAGTTTCACAGCGAATACGACACTCGGCTCATTCTTGACGAACGGCTTTGACGGCGGTGGTTATACGGGTGCTGGCGGGCGGTTGGAACCTGCCGGCGTCGTGCACAAGGGCGAAGTCGTCTGGAGCCAGGACGATGTCGCCCGCGCTGGTGGTGCCCATGTCGTCGATGCCATGCGGCTTGGATATCGCGGCTATGACAAGGGCGGGGTCGTCGGTGGATCGGCGGCGAGCAGCGCGGCGTCCAATGACAATGGAAGCGGCAACATCATCGTCAACAACTATTCCAGCGCCAACGTCCAGACGGAACAGACCACGGATGAACGGGGCCGGCGCCAGACGCAATTCGTCATCTCCGATACCGTCGGGACAGCTATTGGGACCAAGGGTGGTACTGCCTCTAAGACAATCGAACGGCAATACGGCATCAAAAAGAAGGGGATTTCCCGATGACGATCCCCATCTGGCCGGAGAGTTTGCCGCGTCCGGAACGCAACACCTGGCAGCGCACATCCACCGATCCCCGTATCAAGCGACCGTCCGACAGCGCCGTGCCGAGCTATCGCCGCCGGTTCTCGGCTGTCGCGCGACCTGTCTCGCTGTCCATCCTGGTCAGTCGCGCCAACAAGGCCGTGTTCGACCAATTTTACGAGGAGAAGACCGGATATGGCACCACACCTTTTTATATGCCCGATCCGACAACGGACAGTTGGCCGCTGCTGGATGACAGTGGCAATCCGATCCTGACCGATACTGGGCAGCCGATCTTGCTTGGCGAGCAATGGCTCGTGGTGTTCGGAGATCAGGTGCCCACCGAAGCAATCGTCGGCGTCGAGTTTCGGATTTCCTTCAGCGTGACGGTGATGCCATGAGACGCGTTTCTCTCAATGCCCGGCTGGCCAAAGATGCCGGTATGACCGACGAAATCTATGTCGCGCTGTTCTACATCACCCATCCGGATCTCGACGAGCCCGTCAGGCTGTCGACCGATGCCACTGAACGGTTGTCCGATGAGCCGTTGATGTATGGCACGCGCTCGTCCTGGATGGACAGCGACACGACCACCGAGCCGTTCTATTTCGTGCTGGCCTCGACGATCCTGCCGTCTGACCTCGATGACGCGCCGACCTCGGGCAATCTCGTCCTCGAAAACGTCGACAACGACATCGCCAAGGAACTGCGATCCTTTACGACGCTGGCTACCGTCCATATGGCTGTCGTTCTGGCATCCTCGCCGAGCTTGATTGAAATCGAGTTTCGCAACATGCAGATCGTCAGCGCTGATCTGACGGCCGGCGACATCACCCTCAACTTTTCCCGCGAGGACATCGAGGAGGAACGGTCTCCTGGTGGCCGAATGACCCGCAGTCAATTCCCAGGCCTGTTTTCGTGATCCTGGCCATACCACTGGCGAGGCCCGTCGAATTCGTGTAGGGGTTTTCCATTCCCCCAAAACCGTCCTGATGGCACCCGGTCACCCTACCGGCTGTTTTGCGATGTCCCTCTCGCGCGATGATGCGACCAGTTCAAGCCGGGCATTTCCCGGCCTTTTTCATGGTTGGCAATGGCGCACTGGTCCCAAAATTATATCGGCATTCCGCACGCCCCGCATGGCGATGATCGCGAGAGCGGCGTCAATTGCTGGACGCTGGTCTGCCTGATCTATCGCGAACAGCTCGGCATCAACCTTCCCACCTACACGGGTGACTTCGTCTCGATCGACGAGGCCGTCGAGATCGAGACGCTGTTTGCCGATGAAGCGGCAATCCGTTGGAGCGAAGTCGATGCGCCGGCCGAGTACGACCTCGCCATCTTCCGGCGCGGCCGGTTCGAGACCCATGTCGGCATCGTGCTGCGGCCGGGCGTGATGTTGCATGTGGTCGGCGAGGACCAGGCCAAGATCGAGCGCGTTGACACCGGTGTCTGGAAACCGCGTTTGACCCGGTTTTTAAGGCATTTCGAACGGCTCCAGGTGACGGCATGACTGTCCCTGTCCTCGCGGTCCCATTCCTCGATCCCTCTGTCGGCCGCATTACCAAAGAACTGCCGGAAGGCCTGACGATTGCCGAGATCCTCGATACCGTCATGCCGGGACTGCCCGATGAAGACTTGGCGCTCTTGCGCGTGGTTTTGGTCAGTGATCGCGGCTCTGCCGTCATCGATCGCCAGTTCTGGCATCGCGTCCGGCCCTATGCCAGCGTGCGGGTCGTCATCCGCCTTGTGCCGGGCAAGAGCGCGCTTCGCTCGGTTCTGACGGTTGTCGTTGCGATTGCCTCGGCTGCCCTTGGCCAATATTGGGCGACCGCCATGGCGCTTGGCAGTACGACGGCGACCACGGTTGTTGCGGCCGGCATCACGCTCGGTCTGACCGTACTCGGCAACCTGCTGATCAATGCGCTGATCCCGCCCGCCAGCAACAAGAAGGACAAGCCGACTTATTTCATCAACGGCTGGCGCAATAATCTCGATCCTGATGGTGTCATCCCTGAGGTCTATGGCAAGATCCGGTTTGCTCCGCCCTTTGCCGCGACCAGCTACACCGAGATCGTCGGCGACATCCAGTATCTGCGCTCGATCTTCCTGGTCGGCTATGGCGGCGACTACGGCTTGGCTCTGTCGGACTTCTGGATCGGCGACACCAACATCAGCGAATATGACGAGCTGACCATTGAGACCCGCGAAGGCCTTGCGAGCGACGAGACCTTCAGCCTCTATTATCAGCAGGTCTTTGAGCTGTCGCTTGGCGTTGAGCTCACCCGCAACAAGCCACGCAACGACCAGGGCAAGGTCATCAGCGGTCCAGCCAAGGAAGACCCGATCGTGCGCACCACGGGTGCCGATGCATCCTCGGCATCTGTCATCATCGGCTTTCCGGCTGGCCTCGGTCGCGTCGACGACGAGGGTGAGAAGAAAAATCTGTCGGTGCAGATCCGCATTCGCCAGAAGCCTGCGAACGCGTCCGACGACGAATACGTCACAGTGACCACGATGAAGATCACCAGTCAGAAGCTGGAGGCGTTCTATCGGCAGTACACCTGGGCATTCGCCACGCGCGGTCGCTACGACATCGAGGTCACCCGGATGACCGACGAGCACACCAAGACCAGCTATCAGAGCCGCACGACATGGGTGGCGCTACAAACGATCCGGCCGGAATACCCGATCGATTTCCCGTATCCCTTGGCGATGATCGCCATGCGCGTCAAAGCCACCTATCAGTTGAACGGCCAGCTCGACAATTTCAACGTCATCGCCTCCCGCCGCTGCCTGGATTGGGACGCGGACACAGGCACCTGGATCGGTCGGGAAACCCGCAATCCGGCATCGCTCTATCGCCATTGCCTGCAATCGAAGTCCAATCCGAAGCCGGTTTCTGACAGCGAGATCGATCTGGATGCCCTGGCCGACTGGCATGAGTTCTGCACATCCAAGGGGCTCGAATACAATGCCGTCCATGACGACGATCGCACGCTGCGGGAGCGTCTGGATGATATTGCCGGGGCAGGCCGGGCGCGAGCCAGATATGATGGCGTCAAATGGAGTGTGATTATTGATCGGCCGCAGGATCTGGTTGTCGACCATATCAACCCGCGCAATTCGTCGAATTTCAAAGCCAGCCGTACCTATTTCGAACCGCCGCACGGGTTCCGGATCAAGTTCTTTGACGAAACCTATGACTATAAGCAGAACGAGCGGCTAGTGCCTTGGCCCGGTCATTCGGGTGCGATCACGCTCACTGAACAGCTGGAGCTTCCGGGCAAGACCAATCCAGACGAGATCTGGATCGAAGCGCGCCGGCGCATGTACGAGGCGCTCTACCGGATCGACACCTATGAGCTTGTCCAGGATGGCCCGATCAGCGTCGCAACGCGCGGCGATCTGGTGATGACATCCTACGACGTCCTGGAGCGCACGCAGGTTGCCGCCCGCGTCCTCGATGTCATCGGCCGCACGATCGAGCTGGACAGCGAGATCGAGATGACGGCCGGCCTAACTTATGGCCTGCGGTTTCGCCAATTCGCGGACGCCGACGACACGATCGGCAACAGTGTCCTGGCGACGCTGCTAACCGTTGCCGGCACGTCGAAAACCGTCGTCATGGCCGATTTTTCCCCTTCAGCCGTGCCTGTTGTCGGTGACCTCGTCCATGTCGGGTTGCTCTCATCGGAAAGCATTCCGATGATCGTCACCCGAGTCGAGGCCGGCGAGGATATGTCGTCGCATCTGCGCCTGGTGAACGCTGCCACCATCATCGACGAGCTGACCGATGCGGAGACGCCACCGGCATGGTCTGGTCGCGCCGGCGCCGATGTCGACACTCAGGTCGGCGCACCTCCCGTCCCGACAATCACATCGATCGACACGGGTCTTGTCGGAACCGAAGTCTCGGGTGGTTTGAGCGTGTCCGTCACTCCGGGCAGCGGTACCGTCGTGACGGCGGCCTATCGATTGCAGCATCGCAAGTCCGGAGCGAGCGCCTGGACACCCGTCGACTTTGGCGTCGGCGACGGTGCTGTCCTGGTGACGGGTTATGTCAACGGAGATGTTGTCGAGGTCCGCGTCGCGGCCCTGTCGGCGGCCGGCCTGATCAGCACCTATACATCGATCGTCACCGTCACGATCGGTGAGGACGATGGAGCGACCCCTGCGTCCCTGCCAGTCGCCAATATCACGGTCACTTCTCTCCTTGGCGGTGCAACGATCGCGCTTCAGACATCGGATGACGCGGCGACGACTGCCGTCCAGATCTACTGCTCGACCAGCAGCACACTCAATACCGAAACCGATGCGGTCGGATCGCCGATCGCCGTCGATCCCTCGCGTTCCTACACATTTGCCGTTGGCGATGCGACACGCACCAACCTGCTGTCCAGCGGCAGTTTCGATAGCGCCGGCAGTTGGACGCTCGGCTCCGGTTGGTCTGTCTCTTCGGGTGCCGCCGTCCATGCCTCGGGATCTGCCGGTAATCTCAGCCAGGCCGTGGGCCTCACGGCCGGGAGCACCTATCGCTTGAGCTATGATCTCACTCGCTCAGCCGGATCGATCCAGCCGACCTTGACGGGCGGCACGACGGTTTCCGGCGTCTCAAGATCGGCCAGCGCTTCGGTGCTGGAAAAGGTGGTCGCTGCGACCGGCAATACCGCGCTTGCATTCGTCGCCACAGACACCTTCGCGGGCCAGATCGATAACGCGGTTCTCTACCTCGAAACATCCACCTGTCTGCCGCAAGGCACCAACTACCTGTGGCTTCAGCCGCAGAACGCCAACGGCGTGAGCGGACCGGTGACCGGCCCGATTGCGATTTCGGTGAAATAGGAGCGACTATGACGGACCTCGGCGTCAGAACCCCGAACATCACATCTGCCAGCGTGCTCGACACAGTGCTCGGCAACCGTGGTGGATCATCGCGCCAGATATCTGTCGATGATCTGAACAACCAGATGGCCGGCAGCGGCGCGATCGCTGCATCGCTCGCCTCGATCGCGGCGAAGGCGGCAGGCAAGTGGATATCCTTTGACACCCAGGCGACCATGGACGCCAATCTGGCCTACGCCGCGGACACAGAGGCGCGCGTCTACGGGACCGGTGCAGGCATCTACAAGAAGGTGGGCGATTCGGGCAGCGGTTCCTGGTCTTATGTAGGGCCACTCCCTGAAGCGGATACCACCGAACTCGGGCCGATTGTGCCGGGCGTCTTTGAGAATGTGCAAGGCCAGTTGATCCTGGCTGGCGGGGTAACGCTGTATCGCGGCGACCGCAACCGGGAACTCGGTGTGGTCATTCCGGTCGGCCAAACGGCGGCTGGTGCTGCTCTCGTCTATGATTATGCGATCGACAGGCCTCTGGCGGCCCAGCTTGCCAATCGCACTCTGCGAATTACCATGGCGTTTGATGTTTCAGGTCCGTTTACGAGGACATTCACACCGGGTCTGAACATTGCCGACCAGGCCGGGAACGTCGAGGCGAACGCCTTCACTTTGATCTCGAACACATCGCCGTCGACTTATCGACGGATCGTGGTCATGGAAACGTCCATCCCGGCCGATACCACGACGATTGAGCCCTATGTATTGCTAGGCGGTTCGGCGGCTGCGACCGAAGAGTATGCGGTGCTGTCGGGGCTTTACCTCGCCATTGTCACGACGACATCGGATGTTGCGACGCTTGCGTCGGATAATGCCCAAAGCGGATACAAACTCGGTCTTATGGCAGGTATGCCGGATATAGGTTCGGTGTTCAACGATTGTCAGACCGTCATGTTTGTCAACAACGGCGGACAGTTTCGGGAGGATGCGTCGGGCAAGGTCATCGGTTGGACGATTCCCGCCGGATCGACGGGTCAGTATACGACACTGACCACCAAGCTGCCGCTGTCGGACGATGAGACGAGCTTGTTGGCGTATCAGACGATTGAGGTCGTCTACTTGCTCTCAACGAGCGTGGCCTACGACGTTCCGATGACGATCGTCTTGCAGGTTGATGGTGTATCCTATCCCAGTCAGGTCACCCGTAACCAGCGCGTTGCGCCATCGCAGCGTGTGATTTCGGTCGAGGGCGCCATCCCTGCTGATGCCAAGGTCATTCAGCCTTACATCCAGTCGACAGGGTCGGCAGCACTTGCGACTGCTCAGTGGATCGAGATCGCCGATATGAGCGTCAAGCTGACCGGGAGCCTGGACAAATCACGGCCGCCGGCGCGATTGACGGCCTACTGGTCCTCGCTGCGCAATCGGGAACGTGCGGAAACAGCCTTGGAAACAGGCGCAATTCCTGAGGCTATCAGACCGGCGAGCATTACTGTCGATCTGGCTTCAGGTGCATCGATCAGTACAGCGATCACTGCGAACCGCTCTCCGACCAAGTATCGGAGACGCCGGTTCAACCTTTCCTCCGGCACCTATGCCGGCGGTGGCCTCTTCCCCGTCATGTATGACAGCTTTGTCGGTCATGGTGCCAACCGCACTATCATTGATGGAAGCCTTGCCGCGAATACAGCACTGGCGACTATTTCCAACCAGTCCGCCTTCGAGAGCTACTACGATTGCGATTATTACGGTTTCACCGTCATCGCCAAAAACTGCCGCTACGCGATGCACAGCGATCTTGCCTATAGCGATAAGGTCGAGGATGTCCGGCAGCGCATCAAAGGCGTTCGTCTGGTCCATCTCGGGAACCAGGAAGCCATTGACTATCAGAACTCTATTGGTGGAGCGCCCACCGACGTCTGGGCATCGACCATGGCATTCGGAATTGGTGCATGGTCCGGTTGGGATATCCTGGTCGAGGACAGTGAATTAGCCGGCAAGTTCGCTGCAGCAGGTTTGCACAACAATCGCGATTTCACCCGCCCGGCCCGCTGGGCGTTCAAGAATTCCAAGCTTGTCGCCGAGACAGGCACATACGCGCTGCGGATTGGCAACTTCGGTTCGAAAATCAAGTGCAGTGTCCTGCTGGAGGGGAATAGCTTCTCTGGCGACATCCTTATGGAAACCACCCAATGGTTCCAGGACACGCTCGATTACCAGCCGGCAGACCATACCGAAATCATGGTCACCGGCCATGGCAACAGTCCGGCAGTCTTCAAGGTTAGCGATTTTGGCCGCGCACTGAAGATCGAGAGTGCAGCGACGGCCGGGGCCTCGACGATTGCCGTGTCCGGCTCTGCGGTGGCCGTCCTCTTTGGGACTGTCAACAGCAAGCCTGGCTCCGGCGGCATTAAAGGGTATGTCTACGGTGACTTCGACATCTCTGGCCATGTCGTCGGCGTCAACTCGGATCAACTGATCACGTCCCTTGGCAAGCGCCTGGGCAATTGCGCCGTCACGAACAAGATCCTGACGATCAGCGTCAATGGCGGCGTCGGCATCAATGTCGTCTTCAACGCCGACTACACCAATGCCACAAACGCGACGATCCTCGGCATGATCAACAGTGCTCTCGGATCAGCTGCGACGGCCTCCGAATACGCGATCGGCGAGCGCTATCGTCCGATGATTGCCGACGAGGAGCAGTCTCTTCAGAATGTTTCCGCCTATGGAATCCTGATGGGTATGGCCTGCGCCTATACCTCAGATGGCTCTCGCTCGATCCGGGCGATGACCTCAGACGATCCCGTTAGCCTGTTTGCTGGCGTCGCCTGGGAGGACATCTATCCCGGCTCTTACGGCCGCGTGAAAACGGCAGGCTTTCTGCCGATCGGCGATATCCTGCGCACCGATGCCGTCGCCCTGCAGCTTGGAACCGCATTGTCGATTGATTCGGCGGCGCCTGGTTACTTCAAGGCGGGCGGAGCAACTACGGTGCTGACAGCGATACGATCGGATGCGGTGCGCGTGGTGACAGCTGAGACCATGGTGGCGCTCGGCGGCAGTGTCCTTCAGGGGCCAGCCGGCGCGGGTATCCCATCGAGCGGCGGTGATAACGGTGATCTGCTAGGCTATTCCGGCGGCCAGGCTGTCTGGCGCTCACCGGCAGAGGCTCTGTCGGACATTGGGGCTGCGCCGGTTGCCAGCCCGGCCTTCACGGGCACGCCGACCGCACCGACGCCGGCAACCGCCACCAGCACGACGCAGATTGCAACGACGGCCTTTGTTCAGGCGGTCGTGGCCGCCCTGGTCAACAGTGCGCCGGCGCAGCTCGACACCATCAACGAGCTGGCGGCAGCACTTGGCAATGACGCGAATTTCGCGACAACCGTCACCAACGCACTGGCAAACAAGCAGCCGCTCGATCCAACGCTGACCGCGCTGGCGGCTTTGACTGTGGCGGCCGACAAGCTCATCTACGCGACCGGCGCGGATGCTTTCTCGACGACTGACTTTACGTCCGTCGCGCGGACTTTGCTTTCTGCGGCAACGCAGGCGGCACAAAGAGCCGCATTGGGACTCGGCACGGCAGCTACGCAAAGCACGGGCACCAGCGGGGCAAACGTGCCCCTGTTGAACGGAACCAATACATGGACCGGCCAACAGTTGATGGCTGGATTTCCGGTCAAGCAGTCAAATTCTGGAGGCGAGGTGGCGTCTGCCAGAGGCTTCCGCCAGCTTATAGATGGCAGCGAATATCTGGCACTGTATCACGACAACACCGCAGCACTGCTGACTATTCAGGGCACCAGTAAAGTCCAGATATCCGGTTCCATAAACAGCATGCTGCAGCCTCTGCAGATCCCGAGCTACACGGTGGCCACCGTCCCGACAGCATCCTCTTATCCGCGCTGCATGATCTATGTCTCTGACGGAGCCTCCAGCAAGCGGCTGGCGATTTCCGATGGTAGCAACTGGCGCTTCCCGGACGGTGCGGTCATTTCTTAACCTTTGAAAGGGCTTCAAAATGGCTTTGAAAGACGAGAAAACTCCCTACGAGATCCTTGTGCGGTTTGGTGACGATGGGCAGCCGAAGGGTGCGCATGTATTGTATCGCCGCGTCGTCACGCTCGATGACGAGGTCCTCAAGGACGAAATCCTGGCGGCCCAGCCGCTCGACCTGGAAGGGTTTCCAACCAGCGCGATCATGACGGACGCGACGCGTGATGCTTTGGCGAAGGTGAGTAGCCAGGAGGCACAGATTGCGGCGTTGACCGAGCAACTGGCGACGGCCAATGCGACTATCCAAGAACTTGAGGCGGCTGCGGCAGCGCTCCAAGCGTAGCTTGGTAGCCTGGGTGCTGCAGAGCACCCAGAGGCAGGTTAAAAGTTAATTTTTACAAGGAAAAAATTATGATGGACCGTATCAACCGTGCTTCTATCCGTTGCGAGATTCGTACTCTTGCACAGCAGCCTCTATCTGATCGGCAGCGGCTCGAAGTGCTGGAGCGAGATTTCGAGCGGCTATTGATTCGATTTCTCGATATGGAACGGCGTCTGTTTCTGAAAGAACAACGTCTTCCCAATGGAAGATGTTCGTGAATGGAATTCCATCGGCCTCCATGTCGACAGTTACCATGAACGTCGCCTTAAAATGAGCATCTACTCCCGAACTTCCAGGGTTGTTGATAGTCAAGTTACCAGTTGTTTTAGAGCTTGGGGGCACGGCTGGCACCGCACCTACGAACACGATATTCCCGTTGTTTAGAGAAACTCCAGTTATCTTCGACATGATTCCCTCTCAGATTGTGCGGCCATCACTATCCAAAGTTTTTAAGAATGAGTCGAGTCTGGTTGCAGCCTGCCGCTTAATAGATAAATTGAGTTGTGGCCACTGAGTTCACTTTGAGTGGGTGGAAATGCCATCTGCTGCAAAACGACCGAGCTCAACATGTGGGAACAAAGGTGTAGGAAATGCCTCAATTGGAATGGGGCTGGCGGTCTTCCCCAAAAGTGATCTGGATGAAACGTAATGTCTGAAACTCTGTCTGATCAGCTTGTTATTGCCGAATACAATACACTCAGATCTGAAATTCTACTGCGGTTCCAATCTTGGTGTACCTGTGTGCAATTCGGGTTTACGACGCCAGCAGTAGGTATTTTTTTTCTGATGAAAGAGGAGGAGGTTTCATCTGTCGTCTGGCTTGCGCTCGCGTTTTTGATAATTGTGATCTGCTGTCTAGCCCATATTATGGAAGCTTCCATTCATGATATAGCCTGCCAAATTGCGGCAATTGAGCAACGATATCGGGCATCTGGAGTGCAGGGTTGGGAAACCCAGCAGGTGCAAAAAAGGCAGGTAAGGCAGGCTGGACTAGGATCGCTTCAGAAGGTTCTCGTCTACACATTCCCTTTGTTTTGCGCTGCGTATTGTCTGCATCGGATTGTTCTCCCGCTCTCTTGAGGGAATGAGCCGGGCTGTGGTGCTGTGGACGAAATTTCGTTGTGTGTTACTCCGCTTCATCGGCGAGCATTCTCGGGGACAATTAAAAGGTTTTTGCATTATGCCTCGGTTTCATCCGGGGCGTTTTTGTTGGAGGGCAAATGGAAGATCTAGATGCATCGCTGCGGCTTTCGTTGGCTCTGCTGCCTAAGCCGATGAAGAACCAATATGCGGGAAAGGGCGTGTCCAGGCGTAGAGAGACGAGCGCCGCAAGGATGCTGGCCGATCGCGTCGCCGAGCATCTGATGATTAATTGGCGTTTTCACTCGCCAGAGGGCGAAGTTACGAAAACCGAAGTCAGCGCCGCGATCTTAGAGGTGTTCCTTGCTGCTCCTGATGACATTGCCAAGACTTTCGCAAACAAGCTGCCGCCTCTGGCTGAACCCGGGCTCCTTCAAATTGCGGCAGATATTGGCGCGGTACTAAAAGTGAGGTGGCGGGCTGAATATTTTGTGCCGCGATATCTGGGCTTCAAATAG